CATCCATGAACTTCAATGTGGGGAAGCCCAAATTGCCAGTCTCAGGAGATGTGAAACGCTGCTGGGCTTGCAAGCTGCCCATGTAGTAAGACCAGTAGTTGTTGTCCAACACGACCAAGTCAGGACGGTCAGTGCCGCGGACCAACTGAGCCCAGAGTGCATTCAACGCAGCCTGCATAGTGGTTGCGCTGGGTGTCACGCTTTGAGCGCTAAAGTCGTACAGCTTGGAACGCCAGAAGGTCCAAGTTGCGCGGTTGATGCCACCGTAAGTGCCAGTTGTGGGGTCAGCAGGCACAGCGGCGTTCAAGCCGGTGACTTCTTTACCGCCAGAGCCAGTGCCGTCAGAGTAGATGGACTGGGCCAACTGGTTGACCATGGTGGACTCAGCCACGTTCAAGCGAGCTTCGAGCAAGTCGATGAACTGCTCTTTGCCGCTGTTTTGCAACATCTCGAGGCCAGACATCACGACGGGCACTGCGTACTGCTTGATTTGGAATTCAGCAGCAGAGATGACGTCTTGAGCAGCCACAGGCAGCAAGTCGTAACCTGAGTAGAAACCGCCGTTCGCGTTTTCAGCGAATGAGAGTTCTTCAAAGATTGTGTTACCACCAGAGATGGTTTTGACGTTGCCGCGCTGGTTCAAGCGGGACAACAGGGCGTTATTTTTAGTAACGTTGTCAGCGATCTGACGTGTGCGCGACTGGATCGTCGTCGCAACAATATCCGAGACATTCGGGAAGCTCATGATGTTTCTCCATAAAAACGGTTGCCCTTGCGAGCATTTTCTCCATGTGTGAGTAACTGCAAGTTGTACTCAACATGAAGGCCACTTACTGTCTTGCCCCGCAGAGGGACAATGTGGTCTACCGTCATGTTCATACGCTGGGCCTCAGCGTAGATGGCATCTATGGCTTCCCGGTTCGCCCAAGTGGGAGTGCGCATCTTCAGCGCAACATCTCTTAGACGTACCCTCTGCACAATCTTGGCGTAATGCCTTTCGTATTTGGTACGGTCGTAACGCTGAAACGCATCAGGGCGCTCGAGTCGCAACTGCTTTAGTCTTTCCGCTTCACGTTCCAGGTACTCTGGATGGCGCTCTCGGTAAGTCAAAGCGTTTTTCTTTCCTCGCTCCTTCGACCTTTCGTGATCCTTGTAGTAAGACTCACGAACATGACGACGTCGCATTTCAAGAAACTGCTCATCTCCTGCCTCGCGTTTTTTGCGTTGCCGTTCGTTTACCGCTTCACGACTGCACGCCACACAAGACCTGTTAGAGAGTCGCCGCTCGCCACTTAGTTCTGGGTGCTTTTCGCACACCTTGCCAAAGTAACGAGTCGGCTTTCTTTCCAACATGGTGTGATTATGGCATCAGCGTGAGGTCATCGTAATGGCCGCCTCAATCGCAGAGCGCACGTCGGTGGCTTCCTGGCGCAATGCACCGACGGGTGCGGCACCGGAAACCTGCACAGCAGCTGAGCGCGCCTTCTGTGCTGCCTGGGTGCTTTGCTGTGCGCCTTTGGCCTTCACGCGCTGGGTGATTACCGCACGCACGTTGTCGTTCAGCAGGCAAGCCTTCTTGTAGGCATCGGCCAACGACAGGTTTTGACCCTTGCGCTGTGCCGCCTCGAGCAAGTCGGCCATGTCTTCGCGCACGTCGTTGCCAAATTCAGCCTGGTCGAGGAAGGTTGCTACTTCGCTTTGCGCGGCTTGCGCGACCTGTTGCTGCTGCGCAATCTGGGCCTGCTGGAACTGCGTGAGCATGTTCTGCATGGGCGCCAGGCGCTGGTTCAGCACCTGCTCCATGGCAATCTGCTGCGGGTCTTGCTGGGGCGTCTGGCCAGCCAGGGCGCTGTCGAGCATCTCGATAAAGCCATTGCCAAAGCGGCCGGTGCCGTACTGGTTGACGATGCCGGCCACCAGGCTGGCGAGCTCGGGCGCGGTGCCCGTGCGCAGGCGTGCGGCCGTGCTCATCAGGTTGTCGATCGCCTGGATCGGGTTGCTGTTCTCCGCCTTGATGAACGCCTCATACGGGGCGATCGTCCTCAGCATCGCGTCGTAGTTCTTACGCGCTTCTGACGATTCCTGGATGAACCTGGCGTGCTCAACTTCGCGGCGCTGGATCTCAGAGCGCACGGTGTCGGGCAGCTGGGCCCAGTGCTCGCGCACCTCGGGACGCCAAGCTTGCGGAGCTCGATCGGCCTGCTGCTTGGGTCCAGATTTGGGACCCGCTTGCATACCTTGCTCTAGCGGCTCCTGGGCTGGCGTCTTTTCCTTGAACTTGCCTTGCTCATCGCGGGGCTTGTCGTCCACGGGTGTGTCTTGTGCCAGTGCGTTAAGGTCCTGGCTCGCGTCCTGAGCCTGCGGTGTGGTATCGACAGCTTCGCCGGTATTTGCCGGCTCGTTGTCCACCGGCGCAAGCGCGGGCGTGTCTTGTTGCAGAGGCTCGTCGGCCTCCTTGAACGCGGCCTCGAGGGCATCGCGCATGGTTGTCGTGGGTTCGCTCATGGTTATCACCTGTTTTGGAGGATGTGAATTGCGCGCTCTATGTCGGCACGCTTAAATGAACCGCCTTCGGTCATATACCGTTCGCGGCTTTCTTTGGCTTTCGCCCAAGAATCTTTGAAGTCGTCCATCGTGGTCAGGCCTTTGGCCTTCATGTAGTCACGATGCTTGCTGCGTGAAGAAATGTCGGTGCCGTCAGGTGCTTGCATACCTTCATACGATCGGTCGCCCCAGAGAGCGCCAGAATCGGTGCGCAGCTCAGGTTGATAGTCGGCGGTGACCTCGATCAGCTCGCCTGTTTTTCGGTCTTGAATCCAGCGGCGTCTGGTCATTTCTTCTTCCTTAATGAGTCAACCATTTCCTGCAATTTTTGTTTTGAGTCATCAGACACAGCCAACGAGCCACCCACGGCCATGCCAGCAAGCAGGTCGTTTTCATTAACGCGGGCGGGGTCAAAGGCGGCAAAGCGGGAGCGCTCAAGGTTTGCCGGATTGGCGCTGCGCATGATTGGAATAGACGCTGGGCCATCTGCAAACCGTTGCGTGCGGTCATAGCCAAACTCATAAATTGAGTTTGCATCTGTAAACAAAGTTTTTGCAGGCACACGACGGCTAACGATTTTGTAATCCCCGTTTAGAACGCTTTCGCCGTGGTCTATTGCGTATTGCTTGTCAGGAGTTACCCAATCTCCGTGTTGCAAATTATTTGGCGCGTCCTTTGGAACTGCGCGATGCGCCCACATTCCTTCGTCAGGTTTATTTCTAACCGCCTGCAATCGACGCACAAGCGATGCGTCGCGAATTTCATCCGCGCCGTCGCCGTAATAACGCGCCCCCTGCGAGGAATAAATGTCTTCGGGATAGACTCGCTCAAGCTGATGCGCTGGGGCGCCAACGTCATCTGCCGACATTGGAGCGGTGTGCTGGCTTCTATACGAACCAAGGCGATCTTCCGCATACTCCAGCGCTTTAGCGCGATCCATTGCCGTATTGTTTTTTGGCAATCCAAGCATCTTCACGGCGTTTTTGCGAGCGGCCTCTAACGCCTCGGACTGAGGGCCAACAATTTTTGTCATGCCCATTGGGTTGTAGGACTCAGCCATCGCCCTCGCCAAACGATCGGTCGCAGGGCCGCGGCCTGGGCCTTCGCCTGCAGCCGCGTAAGTCATGTTCATGAGGTTGCCAGCGCGATCGTTGGCGTCTCCAACGATTTGCTCGAGCTTTGCGCGTGGGTTGCGAAGGGTGTCCACCAGCTTTCGCTTGAAGCTGTCGCTGGCGCTGTAGATCTCTGCAAGTGGTCCTGCCATAACTCACCTCACTCCAAAGTCAACATAAACTGCGTTTGCTCGTACAAGCGCAGGACCTCATCAATCGTGTTTTGCAACGATGTCTCGTCCTTGTCGCAGATCTGGTAGCGGTACATCTCGATCCACTCAGCGCGAAACGACAGCAAGTCGCGGATGTCGTCGTCGTTGCCGTCTTCGCGCTTGATGGTCATGCGCCCGCCGTAGTAGCCCTGGTACTGCTCGACAAAACCGTCGATCAGCTCGAGCAGCGCGTCGTAAAACTCGTTCAAGGCCTTGTGCTCGGCGTAGCTCTTGGTCTTCCAGTGCGCGATGTGCGCGGCATCGCGGTCAAAAAGCACCTTGCTGACAAATTCTTCTGCTTTGTTCATGTGTTACCTCACTGCATTGGGGGCATGCCGTTGCCAGCCTGCGGCATTTGGGGCGCTGCTGGTGGCAGCTGGGGCTGTGGCTGCAAAACGCCCATCGCACGCAGCTGGGCCTCTTTTGCGGTCGCTTCCATGTTGGTGTTTTTGGCCTTGGCCATGCGCTCGGCAGCTCCTGCCTGCTTTTCGGCCACTTCGGCCTCTTGCATGGGGTTGGGCTGCTGAGGCTGAATGCCCTGCTGCTTCATGCCGGTGATGGCCTGGTCGAGCACGCTCTCGATTTGTGTCGAGACGCGGAACTTGGAGACGCTCCACTGGAGGAGTGACATCAAAACAGGCGCCGCCTGCGGCACTTGCTGGGCCATTGGCGCCACCTGGGAGATAAATGCGCCCAGGCCCTGCATGAACTGCACGGCCGCGTCACGTTCAGCCGCCCAGTCCAATGCGGCCATCGAGTCAGCCTCGATGTTGATGCGGTACTCAGACAGAGCCTCATCCTTCAGCAGCTGGATGGCCTGCATGGCCAACGGTGCGTCAGGCGTGCGCTCGATGTTGGTACGGCGCAGGATCGTCTCGGGCTGGAAGTGCTTGCAGATGATCTCGGCCTTGATGCGCAGGGCTTGCGTGATCCACTCGGCAATGTAGAACTGCTTGAGCTGAATACGCGTGCTGCCAAACTGCGCCTTGATCTGCTGAGCTGCAGCGGTTTCGCTGGCCTTGGAACTGCCGCGCATGATGTCGGAGATGCCCAGCACCTCGTAGATCTGCATGACTTTGTCCTGGCGGTAGTTGCGCAGGTGATCGATGGCGTTCACCACCTGGTCGATCGGTATCCAGTCCACTTGGCCCTTGATGCCGCCCTTCTCAGCAAACATCGCCCAGTTGTCCACGGGGATCAGCTGGTTTTCAGAGCCCTGGTTGAATACGCGCTGAATGCCCTCGGCCGCCTTGTCGTACACGCCCACCACCTTGGCTGCACGCGTGAGCCAAGTAATGCGGGTGTTGATCTCATCGAGCTCGTTGAATTGGTCTTGAGCAAAGACATAGTCAGCGCGGGGCTGGAAGTTGCTCGAGGTGACGTTGGCCACCACAGGACGTGGGCAGGGGAAAAAGTTGTCTAGGCCCAGTGGGTCATCCTTCACGTCGAGGATCACGTCACAGCCTTTGGCATACCAGTAGACCTTGCGCTTTTCTTTGCACCAGATCTCGAAGACTTCAGCCTTGCTCCAGGGGTCGAACTTGGTGGTTTGATCGTTGGTGTCTTTGGGCTTGGTGTTGCCTGACAGAGGAACGATCTTGGCAATCTCTTCACCAAAGCGCGCATTGAGTTGGTCTTGCGTCATGTACACGCGGCGCGCTACCCAGCGCACCTCATGCCAGGTGCGAGCGGGTGACCAGAAGAAGTCTTCCCAGTAGATGTAATCGCAGGCAGCCTCTTCGTTGGTGATCTTCTCGGCCATCTCCGCAGGGCTGAGCTCCTGGCCATACTCGTCAAACACGGGAGGGATTTCGTACTCTTCGGTTTCGACTTCGTAGCGCAACCAGATCTGACCCATGCCGACAACAAGCCAGTCCTCAATGCCCTGGCGCACGTTCGCGTCCCAGGGTGAGACGTTGTCGTCAAACGAGCGGTTGAGCATGCGCTGCAGCATCGTGCCGGCAACGCGTGCCACGTCGTCGTCGTAGTCTTGCCAGCTGCGCGATACATCAGCCTTCGGTGGCCGTGCGTACAGCATCGACAAGAGCACTTGCATCGTGGACCAGAACAAATTGACTTTGCTCTCGTCGCGGCCGTAGGCATCACGCTTGTCGAGGTAGCGCTGAGTGATGCGGTTGGCATCCTTGTGGAAGTTGCCCAGCTCCTTGCTGGCCGCTTCAATTTCTGTGTTCCAGCGCGCAGCTAATCCCGTGGGGGAGTTGTTGAAGTCGCTGTCACTGGTGATCTTTGCTTGATCCATCATCCGATCCTTCCCGATTCTTTCGGCCGGCAATCCCAAATGTCATTCAACGCGAAGGCGTAGTTCGAGCTTCTGGGCATTGATGAGATTGTAGTAACACGGGAAGATTTCCGCGACACTGGTTTCGCAGCAAGAGCCAGATATCGGAACGAATCGGCGCCGTGCGAATGTTGATCATGCTTAGGTTTGTTGCGGTAGGTTTGCGTGCGTTCATCCCACTCGCGCATGTACGCACGAAGGTGTTCAAGCCCTTCATACGTTGCCTCTTCATCGAAGTAGCACTGAGGGATCACCAGGCGCGCCGCCTCGATGCCGTCCTGGAGTGACATCTCGGGCACCAGGTTGGGCCGGATGCCGTTGGCCAGGAACTGCTCGATGATCGACTTGCCGGTCTGCAGCGACTTCGCTTTGGCGTCATGGGGCAAGAAAATGCCCTTAGGGTTGACGGTGTACGGCCGCGCCTTGATCCAATCGATGTAATGTTGGATCGGCTGGTTGTCGTCCTCGTAGAAATCTACGATTCGCGTGCCGTCGCGGGTGTCTTGCCAGCCCCACCAGCTGCATGAGTCGGTGTAACCCAAGTCAGCCACCAGGTTGACGGGGAATGCGGGGTCAACAGGGAATTTCGCCACCCTGCCCTCGTTGTACGCATCCCCCAATAGCTTGGCGAAGTACGCACCAGGAACGGCAGCGTCAAACGAGCACTCGTACTCGACCAAAAACGCGTCTTCGGTCATCTGGACCTTGGCGTCCCTCAATTCATCGGGGTGAATAATCCCCGTTTTGCTTGCCGGGAGCTCGAGGAGCTGGTGCGTTTTGGGGTTTAGCCTGGCTTCCTCTCTGAGGTTCCAGAACATGTTCTTGCCGGCGGGGGTTCCGGCGAAAATCGCCCACCCGCGGCGGTCTGACAGCGCGGGACGCAGCACCGTGTACCAGGCAGAGGGCCGAATTTGGCCTGTCTCGTCCAAAACGACGCCATCGAAGTACATACCGCGCAGGGCATCGTAGTTATCGGCGCCCGCGACGTAGATCGTGGACTCACCACCGTGGCCATTGTTGAGCGTGATCTTGAGCTCGGACTCGTTTGGCGGTTTGGACCAGTACGGCCGCGACAAATCTTTGAGGTAGGTCCACGCCACGCGCTTGGCCTGGTCCCGTTGGGGCGCCAGGTACGCAAATTGGGGCTTAGGCAGCGCTGTCTCGAGCGCGCCGATCACCAGGTCAGCGCACATGGCCACCGTTTTGCCGGCACGCCGGTGTGCAACGACGACAGTCCAGCGCTTGTCCCGGTTGTGCAGCGGCAGGAACACGTCCCGCGGTTGGTATTCCGCGAGATTCACTTGCCCAACCTCTCGAGCTCACGGTCCAGGTACCAGCGCGCCTTCTTCAGGTCCTCGATCGGGCTGTCGGACTTTAGGCCTGCGCGCCAGATGTACTTCATCGCGTTGCCCAAGCAGAAATTCATGTGCTCGGTGATCTGGATGCACTCGACGCCCGAGGGGTGCTCGGTGTAGTGCTTGGGGTGGTTGACCGCATCGTTAGGCTTTTTGGTCTTAGGGCTTTGGTCCCAGCTGGGCGCAAAGATGCAGTCGGGCTTGTGGGCCTCGATCGGGGAGGTTTGGCAGTCAGGGCAGTGCCAGGGGCCGATGGGTGGTGTCGTGGTGCTCATGTTGCGTTTTTCTCAGAGTGCTTTTTTTGGTTTCAGAAATTGGGGAGGGGGCCCCGGCCCGCGCCTGACACCCCCCTGCCGATCGACGGGGGGTGGGGGGTCTGGAAATTCCAAGACGGGGCCAAGGCCTGGCCAGATCGACGCAGGCGAGGCGATCGACAGCGAGGCAAGGGCCTGGTAGCGTCACGGTGCATTAGCGTCTCCTACGGGCTCCTGCCCTGCCGTGCCTGCCGCCGCCGGCGACCCTGCCGCCGCTGGTACCGGATCAATAATCCGGTATGCCCCGCTCGAATCCCTTTGTAGATCAACAACTTGCGTGACTACGTCCGCAGGTTGTGCCACGGTTGTGCCAATCTGACGCGTGCCAAGCCATGAAAGCTGCACCTGCACGCCGCCTTCGACGTTCGCGTTGATCTGTGTCGGCAGCACCTTGCTCACCAGGCCCACGAACGCGGCCCGATCGCTCGAGGTGCCCTCGGCCAGCTTGGCCAAGTACTGAGCGCCGCCGACCTGGTCGAACGCCTCGAGCACGGCCTCGCGCAGGTTGGTGAGCCGGTTCTTTGTGCCTGGTGCGCGCCCTGGGCCGGCCGGCACCGGCTGCCCGTTTTTCGGGCTCACCGCCGTCCCCTTGGGGCGCGGCTTGCCGTCCCTCGGATTCCAGGGCTTTTCCGGTCTTTGCGGCGTTTCTGACGCGCCAGGCGTTGAGTCAGCCTCAGCGGGCATCGCCGCCCTCAGCACAGCCTCTTGCAGCTGCTGACCGATGTCCTGTTGTTGGGTTTCAATCATGTCGCGATTCTCCCATCACGCGTTAGACGCGACAGCCGCGAACAGCAAAAAGACCAGGAAGCCTTGCCAGCCCCCGATCGAATACCCAGCCACTGCCGCGCAGATGTAGAGCGCTGTGGCTACCTCATGCTTAGCCCTTTCGGCCTTGATCGCTCTCAATTCCAAGTCGCTCATATGCGTTTCTCCTGACAGTCCGGTGCACCCAAAATCTGCACCGCACTTAACTCACACTCTATACAGAGTGAGTGCGGTGCACCCCTGGAGGGGGTTGCACGCACACTTGCACTCGACTGCGCCGCACTCTGCTCCGAACTAGTTCGATGCACTTCGGTGCAGCCCATCCTAGCCGGGCAATTTCTGCCCTGGTTGCAGTTGCCATAGCATGGTGGGCATGTCTTATTCCTGCCAAAGATCCTGTCCCAGCTCTCTTGGTAGCCCTGCCCTGGCCTACGGCCTGAACCTTTACCGCCATCGCTCATGTGTTCTTCTCCTTAAGTTTGGCTTCAATGGCTCGGTAAAAAACACTACCTTGACCGCTATAACACTCCCACACTTCCTCATCCGTCAGCCCTACCCATGCGCGCTCTGGCTGCAAATTAACAATTGCCCATTCCAACGAGCCAAGCTCAGCAAGATCGAAACTGTTCTTGTGGTCACGCGACTTCAAAAAGTCCACGCGCCGTTGTAGGGTCTTCAGGTGTTCACTGGGCATTCTCATGCTTTGCCCTCCAAGATCTGAAGCGCCGCCTGGAAGCCCGCCAAACCACCCACCCGCTGATCCCCGATGAAGATCTGGGGCATCTGCTTCACGTCAGGGTAGGCAGCCATGAAGTTAGCTCTGCGCTCGCCCACCTCGATGTCCACCTCCTGGACCTCGAGCCCTTTGATGTGCGCCAGCTTCTTGGCGGCCACACAGTTAGGGCAGTTGGCTTTTGTGTAGATCGTGACTTTCATGCTTCCTCCCTTTGCGACCACGCAGGCCCAGCACCTGATCCCAGGGCCACGCGTGTACTACCTTGCTCGGTCAGTGCCAACCGATAGCCGATGCCTCGGTTGCCCTTTTTGTATGGCTCCATGTGCACCAGCTGCTCGACCTCGAGGTCACGCAGCATGGTGAAGAAGCCTTTGCGGTCCAAGCTGCCTGGATACTCTGGGTCATCACGCAGGCACACATAGGCATTGGTTGGTGCGTTGACCTTTGTGGACATGTTCACGCCCTGGTCAGCGTGACGTTTGACTAATTTCAGAATCGCAGCACGTTGGGCGTTTCTCACCAGCGTGGCCGCAAGCTTGTTGCCTGGTGCAGTACCAAAGCGCTTGAACACCTTGGCGCCGGTGTCGAACTCGAGGCGGATCTCTTCCTGGAGCGGGCCCAGGTTGCACTTCTCATGACGCACGACGATCGCGCCTGAGTCCTCACGCACCATGGCCCAGCGTGACCGTGCACTGTTGTTCCAGGCAGTGGACCCAGAGAACGTGCTGTTGCTGTCCAGGCCTGCGCCAGCTCGCACACTGGCTTTGTCAACGTGGGCCAGGAGCAGCATGCCGGCGCCTGTGCCGTGAGCAATCGTGTTCAGGCAGCGCATGAACCCGCGCACGCATGTCCGATCGTTCTCGTTGTCCGCGAACACGTCGGACGCGTTGTCGATGATCACTGTCTCAGCACGGTGACGCACGACAGCATCAGCCAACCACTGCATACGCTCGGTGGGTGCACCGTTTCTCCAGAGCACACAGTCTGTTTGCGTCATGTCGTACACCATCATCCTGCCGGCGAGCTCTGACATCTGGATGCCCAGGTCTTGGCAGATGTTGGCCACGCGGAAGTGAACCGTCCTGCCCTCGTCCTCACCAGAGATGACAAGCACGCGGCTGGGTTTGGTGGACACACCAACAAATTCACGGCCGGTGGCCAGAGCTACGCCGGCCTGAAGGGATAGGTTGGACTTGCCCACGCCACCATTGGCAGCCAGGAGCGTGACGGTGCGCTCAGGCAGCCAGCCCTCGATGCGCCACTGGGTTGGCTCAGGCTCTATGCGTTCAAGCTCATCCCAGTCCAGGGGCGCGAGTTGACCATTTGTCGGTTGAGGGCTTTGTTCACTTTGATCTAGGTTCAAGTTGACGGTAATCTGCGGCGCTTTCCGCTCTTCGGGTAAGTACTTCTCCGCAGACTTAACGGCACGCGGGACCTCAGCGCGCCGCGTTTGCCACCGACGCAGCTCCTCCTCATCACGCGTCGATGGCTTGACCTGATCCATCAGGCTGTACAGGAATTCGACCGCGGCGCCTGGGAACATGCCGCCTGAAATCAATGATGCTGCGAGGCGTGTGATGTTTTCATGGTAGGCCCGTTGCTCCGGTTGGGGATCAGTCAGGCCAGCGATCATCTCGCCGGCATGAGTGCCTGTGCCCGACCCTTTGGTGCTCGAGCTGGTGCGCTCGATCGCGGCCGCCATGCGCAGGTTGTCCAGGTCCACGCCAAACGCGGAGCACGCATCAGCCAGCGTCCAGCGAATGTTGGGGTTCCACATAACCATCTGCACCTTCCACGGGCCCGCGGCGCGAGGCTTGGTGTTGGTGCCCTCAGGCAGCCGGACGTAGCGCACGCAGGCATTGCCCGACGCGTCATTGCTTCGACCTCGAGCTGCAAACGAGCTCATCACGCGGTCGATCAGCTGGCGGTTGTAGGTGTCGGGATCGTCACAGTCCAAGAAGATGCCGACCTGGTGCTTGCCTGGGCTGGTTTGCAGCGCGTAAGAACAGTTGTCGATCTCTTCGATCGGCACGTCGTCCAGCGTCAGCACAGCCAGGCGCACGAAGCAGTCTTTGCGCCGGAAGAACTCGCCGTCGTCAGTTGGCTGCAGCACAGCCGTGCAGAAGTACGCGTTGTCATCCTTCGCGTTGTCGATCAAGCCAGCCTGTGCAGGCGTGCCCTTGTAGAAGCGCCCACCCCAAACGAGGGGCGGCGCATTGCCGGGATCGGCTCGGAAGGTGGTGATCCATCCGAACTCGTTATCGCCCAGGGCCCCGTACACCTCGGCCAGGAAATCGCTGTTGGTCATGGTCTGTTGTTGTTCGTACACCATGATCAAGCCTCGAGGGCAGCCAGCTCCTTTAACGTCAGGCGCACGCGGCGTTCCTGGGCGAGTCGCATGAGCTGCGACCAGTGCCTCTGGGGTATCACCCCGCCCGTACCTTGGGGGAATGGCGAGCACCAGCGCGAGAGCGTCGAGGTGGCCAGGTCCAGGTGCTGCGCGACCTGGCTCTTGCCGCCGAGTTTCTCGATCACGGTGTATGCGGGCTCGAGGGTATGAATCGTGGGAATGGTCATCTTGTGTTTCTCCTACTGAATTGCGATTGACTCAATACTGAGTATATGGCACCTTTATGCTTACCATGACCATGCAGACCGATTGGTTCAAACAGAAGCTCGCTGAACGCAAGCTGTCACAGCGCCAGCTGGCCAAACAAATGGGGCTCGATCCTGCGGCCATCTCGCTGATGTTTCGTGATCAGCGCAAGATGACCAATGAGGAAGCGCACTTTATCGCAAGCACGCTAGGCGTCCCTGTTACTGAGGTGCTGCGCCAGGCAGGCATCGAGGTAAGTGAAGATGTCAGGCGCGTGAAAGTCACTGGGTATATTGGCAAGGACAGCTGCGTGACGCTGTTTCCCAAGCGCACGCACGACAAGGTGATCGGCCCTGCTGACTGCCCCGAGGGAACGTATGCGCTGCAGGTGCGCAACCCTAGCAGCCCGAAAGACGGTTGGATGTTTTTCATCTCACCAGCTGAAGACGATCCGCGTGCGAACCTTGGCCGCGTGTGCTGCGTGGCACTCGAGAACGGCGAGCACATCATCGCCGTCGTGCAGCGCGGCTACCGCACTGGCACGTTCAATCTGATCAACGGCTCCAATGGCGAGGCGGTGCGCACTGACGCAGGCCTTGTCTGGTCGTCTCCCATACTCTGGATCAAGCCCACCTGATGAGCCTGGGGGTAATAACCCCATGCTCTTGTCGGGATAGTGTTGTGCTTTTCGCATCGTTGTGGCCAAATCACTTTCACAGCAATAACGCTGTTGAACTAAGGAACACAAACGATGAACGCAGAACAGAAATACCGCGCAGCCCTCGCCAGTCACGACTGGTACTACGACTACAGCGACGACTACAGCGCCTGGTCTCGTGGCCGTGACGAGCGCAATGCTCTAAACGCCGCACGCCGCACGCTCGATGCAGACAGCGCCATCTGGAACGAGTACGCGCCCAAGCAATACCAAGCAATCACAAAAACGGAAACATCAAAATGAAACTCTCTCACTACCAAACCCCCCGCACCCTCGCTGACTGCACATTCGAAGTTGGCCACCCTGAAGCTCGCGGCAGCGAGCCCATGCTCGAAAGCATTGCCGGCTACATCCTGGCCATCGCGATCGGTGTCGGCATGGCCTGCTTGCTCGTTGCATGGTGGTCGTCATGAGCGAACCAGCATTTCCTTTACACGCACACATTGACCGTTACAAAGACGGTGAACACACGGTGAATGAAGGCATGTCCTTGCGCGACTACTTTGCTGCCAAGGCATTGCAAGGCATTTTGACCAACGGTGGCTGGGTATCAATGTACGTTGAAACAGTTTCCAAGGATGGCCCTTTAGAAAACATGTCACTGGTCGCGGAATTGCTTTGTGATGATGTTTACTCTTTCGCAGACGCCATGCTGAAAGTGAGGGGCGAATGAACTGTCCCCGCTGCGGCTCATGGTCTGACGTACTAGAGACGCGCACGCGTTTGGATGGCAGCAAGCGCCGCCGCTACCAGTGCGCCAATTAGCACCGCTTCAGCACAGAAGAACGACATGTCGCTGAACTCAAACCCAAACCCTTCGCACAAAAGATCATCGAAAAACTTTCAAATGACTGATGCGAATTTCACAATCCCACGACGGCCTCAACTTTTAAGGAAATAAAAATGGCTTTTGATCTCTCCTCCATCTCGCGCACAAAGCGCATGCGTGCCCCCAAGATCGTCATTGCCGGCCCCGGCAAGATCGGCAAGACGACCTTTGCGTCGATGGCGCCCAACGCGATCGGCATCTTGACCGAGGACGGCGCCGACGCAGTCGATGCGTCTGCCTTCCCCCTGGCCACATCACTCGACCAGGTCTACGAAGCGATCGGCACGCTGCTCGAGCAAGAGCACGACTATCAGACAGTCTTCATGGACTCGCTCGACTGGCTCGAGCCGCTGATTCACGCGCACGTCTGCAAGGCCAACAAGTGGGCAACCATCGAGGCAGCCGGTTACGGCAAGGGCTACATCGCTGCAGCCGATGAGTGGCGCAACCTGCTCAACGGCCTCGAGGCCTTGCGCCAGCAGCGCAACATGGCCGTGATCTTGATCGCGCACGACAAGATCAAGCACTTCGAATCACCACTGCACGACGGTTATGACCAATACGTTTTGAAGCTGCACGACCGCGCTGCAGCTTTGGTCCAGGAATGGGCAGACGTCATCGGCTGGGCCAACTACCGCATCGTCACGACGCAGTCAGACGCCGGCTACGGCAACAAAGAAACAAAGGCCCGCACGACGGGCGACCGAATTCTTCACGTCGAACCTCACCCCGCTCACATGGGCGGCAACAGGTTTGGCTTGAAGAACATGAAGCTCGACTGGGCTGAATTCGCTGCGGCATTGACCGCGTCTCAAAACTGAAACTAGGAACCTTTCAAACATGGCACTCATTAACTTCAAAGCATCTGCAATCCAGATCGAAGAACGCTCCAACTCATTCGGCCCCTTGCCCGCAGGCGAGTACGAAATGATGATCGTGAAGTCGGAAACCAAACCGACCAAGGCCAACACCGGCCACTACCTCGAGCTCGAGATGCACGTCATCTCTGGCCAGCACTCTGGCCGCCGTCACTGGGAGCGCTTGAACCTGGACAACCCCAACCACCAGGCAGTAAAGATTGCCCAGGAGTCACTCGCCAAGCTCTGCATGGCCATCGGCATCGATGACGTCGAGGACAGCGAGCAGCTGCACGACCAGCCCTTTGTGGCCGAGATCGGCATCGACAAAAAGGACGAGACGCGCAACGTGATCTGGGGCTACCAGGGCATCGGCGGCCACATCAACAACGCCAAGCCCAAGGCTCCCGCGGCGCCAGCTCCCTCAGCTGCTCCCGCTAAATCTGCAAAACCTTGGGGCTGAACATGAACACACCAGAACAAATCACACACCGCACCAGCGTGACACTCAACGGCATGCAGGCCAAGGTCAAGCAGACCGTCTACACCGTTCTGCCTGACACGACGACCACGATCTGCCAGCTGTTCATGGAGAACGGCTACGTCATTCTCGGGACCAGCGCCTGCGTTGACCCAACGAAATTCAACAAGGCGCTTGGTGAGAAGTACGCCTACGAAGACGCGATCAACAAGGCATGGCCGCTCGAAGGCTATCTGCTGGCTGAAGAAATCTTCCAGCGCAACAAGGCCTGATTAACGGGGCCGCTGCCTCTGGGGGTTCCCGGAGGGCCGGAACAGCGGCCCCACCTTTTAAGAACGAGAAAACGATGGCACAAATACCCGAATCCCAACACACCACCAGCGCGGCGATCGTGCGCTGGTACGAATCCAAGCCACAGGAGCAACGGCCACACATGGGCGCCTCACTGATTGGCCACGATTGCCAGCGCTACGTCTGGCTGACCTGGCGCTGGGTGCTCAAGCCCGAGTTCAAGGGCCGCATCCTGCGCCTGTTCAGCACCGGCCAACGCGAGGAGCCCCGCATCCTGGAGGAGCTGCGCGGGATCGGCGCAACCGTTTGGGACACTGACCCTGCTACCGGTGACCAGTGGCGCGTGAGCGACATCAATGGCCACTTTGGCGGCTCGCTCGATGGTGTCGCCAAAGGGCTGCCTGAGGCGCCAAAGAGCGTGTGCGTCCTCGAGATGAAGACCCACAGCGACAAGTCATTCATGGACCTACTCAAGAACAAGGTCCAGCACTCCAAGCCCCAGCACTATGACCAGATGCAGGTCTACATGGGCCTGATGGAGATCGATCGCGCCATGTACATCGCGGTCAACAAGAACACCGACGACGTGTATTGCGAATGGGTCCACTACGACAAGGACCGGTTCTACGTCCTGCGCGAGCGCGCCCGCTATCTTATCGAGGCGCCTAACCCGCCCGACAAGCTCAGCGAGGACCCCGCCTACTACATCTGCAAGATGTGCAGCATGTGGAAGCACTGCCACGGTGGCCTAGCTGCCGAGGCCAACTGCCGCACCTGTTGTCACGCCACACCTGTTGAGAATGCGGCATGGAATTGCCAGCATCACAACGCGGAGATCACCACCGAGATGCAGCGCCAAGGCTGTGGCCAGCACTTAATGATCCCGACACTGGTGCCATACGGCGAGCCGGTTGACGGTGGCCAAAGCTGGATTGCCTACAAGCACCGCACGACGGGCGCGTACTTCTCCAACTCCACCGGCCCCTGCTCCGACTACGGCCCGCACTTCTCGAGCAAAGAGCTGCACAACTGCCCTGGCGAGCTGCTCACCCAGGTGGCAGAGCTCAAGAACGAATTCCCCGGCAGCAAGATGGTGAGCGGCACGGTTGACACCACCTGGGACGACTTAGCCACACACCCCGACGACATCCCCGTCAAGGCTGACAGCCCGCCTAAGCGCGAGCAACGCCGCAAGACTGCTGCCGCAGTCGAGGCCATGAAAAAGATGGGCGGTGAAGCATGAGCTGGCTTGTCAATTTCTCGATTGCCATGGCGGTGAGCTACGCGCTCATCGGCCTGCTGGGCTTCATGTGCAAGCTCTGGTTCCTCCTCTTCATGTTTGGGTGGAACCTCTTATGAGCTTTATCAAGCAATCCATTCACCTGAACGGGAGCTCTCTGCGTCCCGTTCATCAACTCAAGCTGTGCAGCAGTTGCAAGAGCGATCGCGTGCCTGAGGGCGGCATCGAACTGAGGCCAGGCCGTTGGGTCTGCGCCGCGTGCTGGGCAAAACGAGCCATGTCGAGGAAACCATGAAATTAGAGCGCGGTGCAGTGGTGCGCGAGATCCTGCGCATGCTTGATGAAGAAGGCCCCATGACGCGTGCAGAGATCTGCCTGCGTCTGGGCCGTCGCAAGGACGAGATCGCCGCGGTGGTCACGCGCCTGAACAAACGCACGCCAGTCTCTGGCAAGCGGATCCACATCAAAGAGTACGTCTATGACATGGAGGGCGAGCGTCGTTACCCGCGAGCCGTCTATGCCATAGGCCCGCTCAAAGATGCCCCCAAACCAAAGTCTGACCCTAAGGAAACCAAGCGGCGGTATTGGGCCAGGGCGCAGCTCAAGCTGCGCACCAACAGTGTGTTCAACCTCGGCCTGTCGCGCAGACAGTTGCAGGCCAACAAAAAGAAAGCAGAGCAGTAAATGCAATACATCATCGGCGTCGATCCAGGCGCATCAGGAGCGATCGCCATCCTCGAGGACAACGGCAAGCTGGTGCACGTCTTTGACATGCCCAGCGTGGAGATCATCACAGGGGGCAAGGCCAAGCGCCGCGTAAGCCCTGAAATGCTGGCCGCTGAGCTGCGCCTCTACGCGGACCAGGGAGCGGTGGCCTACGTCGAGCAGGTGGGCGCCATGCCTGGCCAAGGGGTGAGCTCGATGTTCGCCTTTGGCCAAGCGTTTGGCATCGTCTTGGGCGTCATGGCTGGCTTGGCCATTCCCACCCAGACGGTGACGCCTGGCAAGTGGAAGAAGGACCTAAAGCTTAACGGTGGCAAGGACGCTTCACGGGCCAAAGCTGCCCAAGTATGGCCAGCGCAGGCAGGTGAGTTCAAGCGCGTGAAGGACGACGGCAAGGCCGAGGCTGGGCTGATTGCTTTGTGGGGTGTCGGCGTATGAAAGTGCTTGTTGCCTGCGAATACTCAGGACGAGTGCGGGATGCGTTCATTGCTCAAGGCCATGAGGCTATGAGCTGTGACTTGCTTCCCACTGACGCGCCTGGTCCTCACTATCAGGGCGACGTGTTTGACGTTGTCGATTACCCGTGGGATTTGATGATCGCTCACCCGCCCTGCACCGATCTCGCGGTGTCGGGCGCCGCCTGGTTTGCCAACAAACGCCTTGTGGGCGCGCAACAAGCCAGTGCCTCGTTCTTCATGAAGCTGGGGAGGGTCAACATCCCTCGCATCGCGATCGAGAACCCTGTGTGCGTGATGTCGTCGCTATGGCGCAAACCTGACCAAGTCATCCAGCCGTGGATGTTTGGCCACATGGAGCAAAAGGCCACCTGCCTTTGGCTGAAGGGGTTGCCTGCACTTACCCCCACCAACAACGTCAAGGAGGAAATGATGCAGTTGCCAAAGAATCAGCGTGAGCGCCTGCACTATCTCCCGCCCTCGGCCGACAGGTGGAAGTTGCGCAGTGAAACCTATCTGGGCATCGCGGAAGCCATGGCCGCCCAGTGGGGTTCGCTTGTGCCATAAATATCTGTTGCGTTTTTCTTGACTAGTTGCCATAATTGCATCGCTGCGGTTTTCGCAGCGTTCAACGAGGACAACGATGGCAACGAATCAAAAACCTGTACTGCGCGGCGACACCTACTGGATCAACGTCCAGATCGAGGGCAAGCGCCTGCGCAAGAGCCTGAACACGCAAGACGCCAAGCTGGCCGCTGAAGCGTTCACGCGTGAGCTGGCCGAGTTCTACCGCACGCGCAAGTTCAAGGAGATGCCCAAGAAGACCGTCAACGACGCGTTCGACAAGTGGCTGGACGAGCGCAGCGCCAAGCGCTCTATCGAGGACGACGAGCGCAAGGTCAAATTCCTCCGCGCCAAGATCGGCAGCACCCAGCTGTCGGAGCTCACCGTTTCCATGATCGAGGACGCCATGCCCCAGGGCGTGAGCCCGTCCACGCGTAACCGCTACCGCGCCCTGATCCGCGCCATCCTGCGCCGGGCCATGCGCAAGTGGCAGTGGCTCAACAGCGTGCCCGCGATCGAGGAAGAGGACGAGCCCGAGGGATACACCGAGCACCTGACCAAGGACCAGGCCGAGCGCCTGATCGCGGAGCTGCCTGAGCGCTACCGCAAGCCCGTGCGCTTTGCCCTGCTGACCGGCCTTCGCCGCGCCAACGTGTTTGGCCTGACCTGGGACAAGGTCAACCTCGAGAGCGGCACGGTGGTGGTCGAGGCCAACACCGCCAAAGGCAAGCGCCGTTTCCTGGTCCCGCTGAACGCGAGCGCCAAGGCTTTGCTGGAGTCGGTGGAGGGGCGCGAGGGCCGCGTCTGGGGCGACGTGACCCACGTCTGGCAAAACGTCTGGGAGGACGCCTGCAAGCGGGCCGGCGTGAAGATCAAGTTCCACGGCCTGCGCCACACCTGGGCGACGTGGCATGCGGAAGCAGGCACGCCGCTTGACGTGCTTCAGAAGCTGGGCGCGTGGGCGACGCACTCGATGGTGCTTCGCTACGCTCACCGGCCGGCCGACTACCTCGCGCAGGCTGCTGAGGCGGTTGCCTTGTGACAGTGGCACATTTCTGTCACACCTGTATTCCGCTGTCATAGGCACTCATCGTAAGTGCCTGGTGCGAAAGGGGGGACTCGAACCCCCACGGGGGTAACCCGCCGGAACCTAAATCGAAAAAAGGAGGTAGCGAGTAGTTAAAAATCAATCACTTAAAACCGACGGGGGCCCGGTATTGGCCCCCGAATTGGCACAATTATGTCACAGCAACACAGTAACAAAGAAGGACAGTTTTATGAGCAACACACAACCCGAAGCCCTCCGGCTGATCCAGCACATGGACGACGAATGGCCCGAGGACTGGGACGGCCTGGCAATCCGCGCCGAACTGCGCCGCCTGCATACAGAAAATGAGTTCTTGAGGGGGCAGTCATTGGTCAAAGCCGGGCCGCCATACAAATTCCAGAGATTCGTTGCAGGGCAAAAGCGTGCCCAAGATGTTGTCATCGAGAAAGAGGAACAACTGCAACGCGCCGTCCTCAAGGCAGCAAGGATTTGTCCTCCTGCGGAATTGACAGTGCTTGTCTACACCAGTCAACAGCCAGCCGAGCCTTACGATGAATTGACGCAGGCGCTAATCGAGCGCGATGAATACCACGCCATTGCTGACGAACTTGCCGAAAAGATTGTGGAAATCACGGGCGCAGACATTGGCGAACACAGCAGCGCAAATAACCCGTGGCTGAAGGCGTTGGAGGTTGCGGACGATTGGCTCATGCGCCACAAAACGTTTGAGCCCGACTACTACGTCTACAACATTGACGGCGTGTATCGCTTGGCCGATCCGCAGCCAACCATCCGCTGGGGGAATAAATGAAGCTAACCAAAACCCGCATCGGAAATTATCTGCGCCGCCACATGCTAGGCGACCAGCCGACATTTAGGAAAGGGTTCAAAGAAGGCGTTGCGTTTGCACAAAACAGCCAGCCCTTAACTGAAGATCAAATATTTGATTTGGAGAACAACTTGCCTGACGACGCAGTATCAGACAGGCGTTGGACAATCGAATTGGCGCGTGCCGTCGAAAGAGCGCACGGCATCGGCGCCGGATCTTTGTGACACAAAAATGGCACACCCATCGGAGTTTCCGGGTGTGCCACAGTGGCAAGCTATTGGTGCGAAAGGCGGGAGTCGAACCCGCACGGATTTTGTCCGCCGGAACCTAAATCGCTTCGCGCCAGTTTTCCCAAAAAAAGGCCCTGAGCAATCAGGGCCTTAAGTCTCAATGGCATCTACAAACAGCTCTCGCTGTGGCACGATTGTGGCACAAATTCAGGGGTTCAGGCAGACGTTCCGAGCGTACCCCTGCAAGCCTACGACGATCGCTGCCAGGCGGTCAGCTTCTCCCGCCATTGCAACAAGAGTTGTCGCACAGCTTCCGAGTAGCTCCCGCTCGACGCCGGCTCGACCATCAGCTCTGAGGGTGGCGGCGGGATTTTTGGGACCTGGGGCGGCGATAGCGTAGAGCTCGTTGCGCAGCCCATCAAGCTCAGCGCGAGCGCGAGTGGCAGCACCAGCCGCCTGCCGTTTCTGAAGTACATATTGATCCTCCGCTTTCTGTCTTGCCGCGAGCAAGTCATGCTCCCGGCGCCTGGCCAGCTCCTCGGCCTTTTGCAGGCTCTGGGCGTAGGCCTGCTTCATCTGGGCCACCTTGGTGTCGTAGCGCCATTCCTGGACCTGCCACGCGCCCCAGAACGCCATCACAGCGGAGACGAGCGCGGCGGCGACGTGTGTGTAGACCATATCAACCCCCTTGGCACTGCTGAAATTCGGCCTGGCGCCGTTTGGTGAGGCCGGCCAGGGGCTTTCCCTTGAACTTGTCCCAGCGCAGGATCTCCTTGCACGCGCCCTCGTAATCCTCGGTGTTCAGCTTGCGTACCAAGGTCGAGCCGCAGAACGCGGCGGGGCCGATGTTGTAGGTGAGGGACGTGTAGGCGTCGTATTCCCACTGGTGCAGCGGGACCCTGACGCAGCGCTTAATCGCGCCCTCGTATTGCTGGATGTCTTGCAGTGCTCGTTGCAGAGCTTTGGGCGGGGTGATGCTGTCGCCCATCTTCACGTTCTCGGTGGTCCCAAAGCCGATTGTCGGCTTGTCGCCAGGCACTGGGATGATGGCCTTGCTGGTGTAGTCCTCATGCAGGGCAATGCCCACCAGCGCGACCGCGCTCAGGGTGAGGCCAGCCAGCTGCGTGCGGTTCATCAGTCGTCCCGCATGCGCCGCTCATGCTCGAGCTGTTGGCGCTGGTCTTCCTTGTGCCGGTAGTACCAGTTGATGGCAAAGCCGCCAACACCAAGAAGCAGACCAAAGATCACCCCGAACTCCGACGAGAGCATCCATCCCAAAACGCTTGCGCTTGCCCCCGTGTAGGTGGCTTTACTGCCAAAGGCGGCCAGTGTTGCGTCGACTGTGGCTTGTGTTTCCTGCTGCACGGGGCGCTCCTTCATTTAAGTCTCTTGCGCCGTAGCAGGCTCTTCTTCCTGATGCGGCAGTTGCTCTTTAGCCTGAGCGCGGATCTTGGCCGCAATGGGCCAGGTGTTGGTGCTAGTGGGCAGTTGCCCGATCGCATCAAGTACCGCGTTGACTTCGTTCAGCTCGAGTTGAATTGAAATTTCCATTTGATTCTTTCGTGGGAGTCGTGGGTTGATGTGGTTGTTTTTATGTGTGGCGATTATCGCATCAGGCAGTCGGTGCTTCTGGCCACTGAATGTCCCAAGGAAACCCCGTCTGCGAGCTGATGTCACGCAGTGCCTGGCGGTAGGTTGCCCAGGCTGCTTTGTCGCCTGGAGCGTCCGCGACCTGTGTCCAGTCGCAGTCAGCCAGGCGCGTGTTACGCGTAGACCTGACCGACGCGGCTTGGGTGGTGTCAAGCGCGGCCTTGGCCTGGTCATCGATGTCGCTCGCGCTGTACTTGGTAAACCACTTGCCATCGATCTGCTCGACGCCATCGCGGAAGGCCACCTGGTAGCGCGTGGGCTGGGCCTGTGGGCCTTCGAACACGATGTCAGCGCCCATGTCGTTGATGAGCTGCTCGCTCAATTGCGCGGGGAATGACGTGTTGGGATGCAGAGCGCGGAACTCGCCCTCGTACATGACCGCGCCTGTTGCTCTGATTCTTACTTGCATGATGTTCCTTTATGCGATTGCCAAGAAGATGTAAGTGCCGCCGTTGGCGTTGATGCCTGCGGCTGTGCTGACGATTTGGAACCCACCAGTTGTGGTGTAGACGCTGTTGGCGTTGACTTCAGCCGCCGAACTGTTGAGCAAGAGTGATGGGTCATTACCAGATACCATGCCTCGAACCGTATCCCAAACGTACCAGTCACCAGTTGAATCGATGCGCTTTACCATGACCCATCTTGCACCGCCAGTAAATCCGCAAGAGATGGTCTGCGTTGCGCCTGTGCCTGTGTATGAGCCTACTTTGGAAACACCTGCACAAGTGGCGAATAAGTAGGCGACATAGGTAGAACCACTTGCGTTAACTTGAGCATTTGCCGCTCTAACAGTAAATGCTGTTGAAGTTGGGGCTGTGGAATTCCACATATTGTCAGCCTGAAACGCATTAGTTAGGTCTAAAAAGCCAACATACGAGGCTGTCAAAGGTGCGGCATAAACAGCCCAACTTGCTGTTGCTGATGCTCTACGCTTAACAATTATCAACTCAGGCGCAACACCAAGATTATGCGTTTCCGTGTGAGTAACTCCCGTCCCTGTATAGCAAACCTCATCAAAGAAGCTGGGGGCTCGTCTGAAGAACCAATTGATGTATGTGTATCCGCTTCCGTTTACATCAAAATTTCCATCAGCACCAAGTGTTACTCCATCTTGCCCATAAGCCATAACAGCGTCTGTGTACGATGTTTCTGCACTTGTCTGGTTAGTCGCTATCCGCAAGTTTGGCCCACGCAATCTGTCCCACATACTGCGAGTCCAGCTTGTTGAACGCATTGTGTCAAGCAACATATCTGGAGGGAATCCAACACCAGTTACATTTGCAGTTGCTCCTGTTCCTGTCCGTGAAATTGCGTTGTACACCTTAGTCGCATCCGTAGGCACTTTCATCGGGCCTCTACGAATGGCTACATAAACATAAGTTGCACCACCAAGAACACCACCAACATTAAAGCCAGTACTTGATGCTCGGCATTCGTCACCATCTGATTCTGCAGCGGTTGAATTAGGAACTAACTTTCTTGAATAGCTACCAGTTTGAGGAGTTGCAACCAATCCACGCATGTTGTCAAACAACATCCAACCTTCAGCTCCGCTAGACCTTTTCATCAAAACCCATTGGGCTTCATATCCAAGATTTACTGTTGCATTGCCAGAGCCATCAGTAGTAAACGACCCACACGAAATCACATTGTCCGTGCCCGTCAGGCCAAAGCCTCCTGCGTTATGGGCGAATAGGTAGGCAACGTAGGACACGCCATTAGCATTTGTCGCTGAGTTTGTTCCAACAGTGAAAACTGTGTCTGTTGGTGTTGTGCTATTCCACGCTGAAGGAGTGTTTGAAGCAGCAGCAGTTAAATTCAAAAACAGTGACTGCGAATTTAGTAGAGAACGGTGATAAACAAACCAATCATCCACTGCACTTGTTGGGCGAACAATCATGCAACCCGGAACTGAGCCAAGACTGTGAGCAATAGTACGGCCTGCTGTGCCATTCCCCGTATAAGTCACAACATCAAAGAACTTTGGTTGCTTGCGGAATGTCCATGAGACGTAGGAAAAGCCGTTTGAGGCTAAACCCGTATAACCGTTTGAATTAAACGTAAATCCAAAACCAGAAGTTTGGGCGGATGTTGTGTTTGAAGATATCGCGAAGTCTGTTCCTCTAGCAGAATCTACCAGCCAATTGTTTTGAACATTAGCTCGACTTTTCCACCAAACAAGTCCGCCTTTACCAGCCAAATCAATATCATTAGTGACAGTTGTGGAGGCTCCTGCGCCTGTGTAGAGGTATGTGCTGAACACATCCTCGATGTAGGTGGCTGGAGCTGCCGCGCCAGCCGCCGCCATGATGATTTCAGACGCGCTCATTACTTCACGTCCTTTCCAAGCACCAAGCCCGTCCAGGTTGAGCCCGCGTCGTAAGTAAAGAAGCCCAGCACATCGCGGCCAGAGCTTGTCAGTGTCGGAGCTGTACCGCCGGCCCACTTCACGTTTGACCACCAGTTGACTGTCGCGCTGCCGCCGTTCGTTAGGTCAAGGATGAAGCTGGCCGCAGTGCCAGTCGTTGGCGTGTTTGACACAGTGAATGTCGTCGTGCCGCTGATCGTCTTGCTGAAGTAGTTGGCCGTCGCCAGGTCAATCGCGCTGGCGCTGATCGTTGCCTTCAATTCCTGCAAAGCACCACCAGTCAAACGCGTCTCGCCCTTGTGGGTGATACGAAGGCGCTCGGCTGGGCCAGAGCCACCGTCCGCTGTAGTACCAAACACCAGGTCAGTAGGCATGTCGTTAGTGCCAGGCGTCGCGCTCACCAGCGCATTGATAAACGCGCCCTGCAAATACTGCGTGCCATCAAATCCGCGGAACACTAGGTTGCCCATCACGTCGCCGCTTTGGACAATCGCGCCGCTGCGGTTCTTCTCAAGCACAACATAAGACGCATTGCCGTCTGCGGTGGTGTTCCGCTGCACCAGCTGCGGGTAGTAGCCGCTGTTGGAAACCAGCGCGATGCCAGCTGACGTCACGTTGTCCGGTGTAGTTGTTCCGATGCCCAAGACACCAGTCGAGCTCACCACCAGGGGCGTCGCGTCGGATGCCACGTCTTCGATGTAGAGCGCGTTGCCAGAGCCCACTTGCGTGATGCTTAACGCATCGCTTGATGTGTTAACGCTAATGATCTGGTTGGCCGTGAATGTGTTGGTCGCGCCAAGTTGTGCGTAACCAGACGCAGGCAAGTAAGCCGTTATCCAAGCCGCGCCGTCATAGACGCGCATCTCATTCGATGTCGAATTCCAGTACAGGTTGCCCTCTACCAACGCGCCGCCAGAGTTGTTGACTGTTGGGTCTGAAGACTTGCTGCCAAGGTACTGGTTGTTGAACGTGGTGTATGAGCTCGCGGCAGAAGTCGCAGAGCCAGCTGCAGCCGTTGCGCTACCAGACGCGCTAGAGGCAGACGCTGCCGCGGCAGAGGCAGAGGACGCCGCAGCAGCTGCGGACGCAGCAGCCGTGGTCGTTGAACCAAAGATTGTGTCGATGTAGTTCTTGGTCGCTGCGTCTTGAGCCAATGTGGGATCGCCGAGGCCGGTGATCTTGTTTGTGCCCATCGCGATCGCGCCCGACATCGTGCCGCCAGTCAGGTTCAGCTTGAGCGCCAAAGCGGCGTCAACCTGGGCCTGTGTGTAGGCGTCAGTGATGCCAAAGCCGGCCAAGGTCGTTGGGTTTGTGCCAGCAGTCACGCGGCCATACGCGTCAACAGTCACCGACTTGTAGGTCGATGCAGTCACGCCAGTCGTGGCCAGGTCGATGTCGTCAGTGCCGACAACGATGCGAGACGCGGACGCTGTGCCGACGTTGATTGTGTTGCCAGACTTGAACAGACCAGCGCCAGCAGTGATCTGGCCAGCGCCTGAGAACTGCTCCCAGGTGACAGCTGTGACGCCCAATGTCCCACCTGCTGGGGATGTGCAGACCCAGCCAGAGTTGTCGTTGACTGTGCCTTCTTCTACAAACGTGAAAGCGCCTACCAGCTCTGCCCAAGTGTCAGCGTCAGTTGAACGCGACCAGGAGCCTGCAGCCACGACATAGATGCCGTTCTCAGCTGCGCTTGACTGGTTCTTAACCAGGACGCGTTCGCCTGCGATCACGGCCACGCCGTCGATCGTCTGAGTGCCCGACAGCGTGATGTTGGCCGTTGTGCCAACGCGGCAGGAGCCCTTGACATCGAGGCCCTGGGCGACGCTGTCAACGTAGGCCTTTGTGGCCGCGTCCTGGTCAGCCGTTGGAGTGGCCAGGCCCGTGATCTTGCTGGAGCCCATTGCAATGGCCCCAGACATCGTGCCGCCCGTCAGTGCCAGGCGAAGCGCGTCTTGCGAGTCAACGTAGGCCTTGTTGGCTGCGTCGGTGGGGTTTGTAGGAGTGCTCAAGCCGGTGATGGTCGCGGAGCTGCCGGCAGTCATGTCCAGCGCTCCAGTGACAACCAGGTCGTTGAACGTCGAAGTGCCAGAGCCAGCCGTCACGTTGCCGGTGACGTTGCCAGTAACTCCACCCGTTGCGGTGATCGCACCAGTCACGGCCAAAGTTGAGGCCAAGGTAGCCGCGCCGCCTACAGAGAACGTGCCAGCCACTGAGGCGTTACCGGCAGCAGTCAGAGCCTTGCCAAAGGGAATCGTCAGGCCGACAGTCGAGAACTGAGCGGTGTTGACGCCTAGGACAGACATCCAAACTGAGCCTGAGCCTGAGCGATACAGGCCGGTGTTGGTTTCGTTCAAGAACGAAAGGCCAGGCGCGCTCACAGCACCATCAGCAATGCGGAAAGGCGCTAGCATTCCACCAGCGCCCGTGCGAGACAGGGAGTTGGTTAGCGCGTCAGCCACGTCCTCCAGCGTCGTGTTGGCCCATTCGGCTTCGATTACGTCACCAGGAGTGACGGGGTTGCCGCCTGGCAGCGTGTAAATTCCTGATGCGTTGCGTGGCATGTCTTGCTCCTATTACTGTGTATCCATCTGAATCGCTGTCTGAGCTGCGTATGGACGCAAAATCTCGACAAGCGTTTTGGGGTCCTTAGCCGCCATTATCCTTGCTGCCGTCTTGGGGTCTGTCAGAGCTCGAGCGAGCAGCTGCTCAGTCTGGCTCTGTGTCATTTTGAATGGGAAACCCATCACGCCAGCGGCCAGTCTGCCCACCATGGAGTCAGCTGCGGACTGCGGGATTCCCAGCGGGCCCAAGAATTGACGCACCACGTTCTGCGCGCCCAGGTACTGAGCTGTCGGTGAACCTGGCACTCTGGCGAGCTCCTGAGCACCGGCGTAGCGCGCCATGTCCTGGCCGATGCCGTTGATCTGGGCCATCTGTGCAGGGTCCATGACGCCTTCCATCGTCGCGCTTTTGAGGCCGGTAGCTGTGCGAGCAGTCTTGTCCGCGTTGCGCAGTGCGTTCGCATAGCTGCTTGCGTTGACGCGAGCGAGCGAGTCGTTGCTGAAATCTGTCAGCGCGGGCAATGCCGTGTCGCGTAGCTTTTGGCCGATGGCCATTTGATTGATCGGACGCGACATCGCCGCAAAGGTGCGGCGGGCCTCACCATGCATCGGTGACGCCATGTCCAGGTAGGCCAGGAGCTTGTCTTGCGTATCCTTGAGCGCCCCGGCCAATTCCGCGTTGCCGGACGTTTTGGCCGCTCCGATCTGGCCATCAAGAGCTTTCTTAACGAATTGCAAGCCTTCAACGCTGCCAGCGGGATCGTCAATCTTGATGCCTTTTTCACGCGCCAGCTGACGCGCTTCGCTCATGGCGCGCTGCACTGAAGGCCGCTGCATGAGGTCTTTCATCAACACGTTGGCCTCACGCGTGGGAGCTAGACCAGCAGCTCGAGCCTGGCCATAGAGGTCGTCAGCGGCCGTGTTACGGGCAGCGGTGAAGAAATCCATGCGGCCATCGTTACCGGCCAGGTCATCGAGCACGCCCTTGTAGCCGGCGAACTGACGGCCACGGGATTCAGCCAAGGCAGACGCCACGTCGGACGAGCTCGCGGCCGCGCCACGTTGCAGCTGAGCAATGCCTGGGTCCATGGTGGCCTCGGCCAGCGTGGGTGTCACGCCAGGCACATACTCCACCGGATTGGCTGCAGCTGCGCGAACCTTGGCAGGATCAGTTGCAAAGCGATCCAGCGTGCGCCTCAGGATGCGCTCGCGCCCACCTTGCCACAGAGGCTCTAGCGTGGCCTTGGCGCCGCCATAAGCAGCCGATAGCACCCTACCCCCTACCTCGCCTGCTGTGCCCGCCAGAGCGCCCGTTGTGGCACCCCCAGACATGTCCTCTGGGGTTGTTATGGCACCAATGACTCCACCGGACCCGGCTGCACCGACATAAGGTGCCGCACCCCTGAAAGCGCCGGCAGCTCGAGGAAGCACGCGAGCGCCCGCCTGCACGCCCTTGGTGATCGCTTGGGCGCCCTTTACGCCAGGCACAAACGTCAGCGCGGCGTCAGTAAGGCCCTTGCCCCACGCGCCTGCGCTGGTGTCCATCAAAGGCTTGTCCAGGGCCTCGTCAGCCTTGGCAGCAGCCTCGTCGTAACCGCCAATGCCGATCATGTTGCCCACTCGTTTTACTGAGCGGCCAATGTCGGTGAATGCCTTGCCGGCACCTGCCGCGAGCTTCTCGGTGGTGGACATGGAATTGACCAGGTCCTTTTGCAACCGATCGCGCTCGGTGTCGTAGTCGATGTTGTTGTAAAAGCGGCTGGGAGGAATGTCGCTGTAATACTTCCTGCGCAATGCAATCAGCAACTGGTCGTCGTTCAAGTCTCCGTACATTGGAAACTTCTCGCGAATCTCGGAGACTTTGATTTTGTCCACGATTACCTCCGCAGATTCAATGGATCATTGTTAGCAGCAGGCGCTCCACCAGGTCCGTTCTGAGGCAACGCACGGCCAGCGCGGGATTGCAGCGCCTTCATGTAAACGTCGTAGCTGGCAGTCTTTTGCGCGACTTGGCCAGGCTTGTCACCAAGCTGTGGCACCAGCTCACGCACCTTTTCATTTGCCTCATACATGTTCATGCCGGCACCAGTGGCAGCACGCAAAAGTGCCTCAGACATTGATCTGGAAGCCTGAACAAATTGCTGGCGATCGTCGGGGCGCAAGTAGTTTGCGAAGTCCTCGCCCACGCCTGGAATGAAGCCAGCAGCTCGCTCGCCTACCGTTGGATAGGCGGCCGCGGAGTTGTTTTTGATAACTCTTTCCATGTTTCGGCGGGCGTTGTCAGCCTGGAAGAACCAGCCTGCTGCCTTGCGCTCATCCTCGGAAGGCTGTGCGCTGCTAGCTTTGGGCGCCACAGCTCCCTGGTAAGGGATTGCCTGGCCACCGTCGTCATAGGTGAACAGTTGGCCGTTCTTCTGTCTAAACACCGGCTCGTTGTTGGGACCGGAGCCGATCTGTTGAGCCACGCCCGTGCCCAGGCCGCCACCGCCGCCGGTGGCAATCATGCGTTGCGTGTTGGCGTTCATCAGGCGGATTTCGTTGACCACCGCGTCTTGCGAGGCCTGATAACGAGCGCGCTCTTGTGCGGTTTGCGCCGTCTCTGCCATCTGCTGGTAGGCACGGGCCTGCTGCATAAGAAACTCAGCCTTGCGGTTTTGGCCGACTTCGGGGTCCTTGATGTACTTACCGTCAGACGTGATCATGCCGCTGCCCATCTTCATGGGTTCAGTGGCCGCGGACGCCTTCTTAAGCAGCTGCTGCTGCATAGGTGCAAAGCTCTCGCCGGCAAACTGAGCAGCCATCGCGGCAAGCATGGAGCGATCGGCCTGCTCACCGCGCTGTTTAGCAAACGCCTGAAACTCGCTCATGTCGGGCTCTTGGTCGTAGAGCTCGGCACCTTGTTGATACAGTTGTGCGGCTCGGCCGCGCAGTGCTTCGATTGAGTTGGGCAGCATCGTGCGCGGTGCTGTCACGTTGCTAGACAACGTGTCACCAGCGGACGTGATGCGCGCTTTGGCTTTTTTGAGGAGTCCGTAGGACGGTTGCTCCTCTTCGGGGTTGAAGAGGCTGTAATCCATGATCAGTACCCCGAGTTAGGCATAGGGAAGTTGTAATCACCCGTGTCCATAGAGCCGTCACCGGTCAGGCCCATTTGCTTGCGGCGCAGGCGCTCGCGCATTTGCTGCAAAGCCATTGCCTGGTTGGAATTCATGTCGCGCAACTTGGAGTCCACGCCCTTCTGCTGCTGTCCCGCCAGGTAGCCTTGGCCCATCTGAGCGATTGCCTGACCGATGCCAGGCGCTACATAGTGGTTGCCCACCATCTGGCCTTGCAGCGGCGCCATAGCGTTGCCGCGCAATGCATCGACCATGGCCTGCTTCTTCTTGAGCTCGGCTTCCTCAGGACGCATTTGGCCCATTTGGACCAGGTACTCAAACATCATTTCGTCATTCATCACAGGCCTCCGTAATTCACCATCAAATAACCGTTGGCGTGACGCTTGACTAGGTCAGGACGTACAGCCTCTACTTCTTGCGCAATCACACCGCGTTGCGACATTCCCATCATTGTGTAGTCGTAAATGCCCACGCCAATCGCGTGAGTGCCAACCCGCTTGATGTTGGTCTTTAAGCGACGGTCAGAGAACAGGAACGCGGAGCCCAGCTGAGCACCGGCGCTGAGCAAGTTGCCAGAGGCTGCGTTCTGAGCGTTGGCCGCGCCCAGGGCTGCGTCGTAGCCCATCTGTGTCGCGCCCAGGATGTTGGGTGTCTGTGCCTGGCCGGATTGCGAGAACGACGGCATGTTGGGCATTGCCACTTGCTGGCCAGAGAGCAATGCGTTCATCTCGTTCAACGACATGCCACGGCGCTGCATCTGCTCGGCAATCGCTTGCTGACGCAGTTGGTTCTGTGCGTTGGCGTATTGCTGGTTGAGGCCAAACTGCTGCTGCATTGCCTGGTTCTGAGCCTGCATGCGTGACTGATCCAGCGCGGACGCCTGGCCCAGTGCCTGGTTCTGGAACTGAGCCGCGCCCAGGTTTTGGTTGAACGATTGCTGAGCGGTGCCCATCTGCATGTTGTACAGACGCTGCGCCTCATCACCAGCCGTGTTGAGCGCGTTGTAGCGCTCGGCTGACTGACGCTGCGACATGTTGTTGAGCTCGCGGTCGTAACCTTCAGTGCCTGGGCGGAAGCCCATGTTGGAGAGCTTTGTCTCGAGCTGGCGTTGTTGGTAGTCATGCACCGGCTGCATCTTCTGCATTAGCTGGTTGGCCACCGTGTCACGGTAGCTCGAGTCAAACTGAGGCAGGGGCGCACCAAAGTTAAATGACGAGGTGAGGCCCTTTGAGTAGTCGCCTACTTCCGTCTGCAAGTCCGATGGCTTGTTAGCCGATGTCATTTGCGGCATGCCGGAATAGTCGAACGGCATCGCGTATTCAGTTGCCACGCGATCCATGAAGTTGCTGGCCAGGTTGCTGCGGTCAGCCTGCAAGCCTGTTTGCGCATCAAGCGCGGACTGGAGTGCCGGCGCGAGCGTTGTGTTCTGCGTCCATGCCGTGACATCCTGACCCGTTGCAGGATCGGTGACAGTTTGGGTGCCCCAGGTCTGCGATCCAAACGGTGTGTTGATCGTTGGCCTGTTGGCGTAGTTTTGCATGTTCAGGTTCTCTTTCGAGAGCTGACCCTGCAACTGTGTTGCGCCGATGTAATCGGGCGCTGCTGGTGCCGATCCTTTGCTACCCATGATTCACCTCTTCCGTTTCTTTTGTCTTAATCCATCTGCACTCGCTGTACAGCATTTCAAACATCACTGAGTCAACAGTCTGTGCGATCTCTCGATACCCCAAACGCTTGACCAAGTTCAATGCTTCATCGTTGTTCTTGTAAATCAGCCCATACACCGCGTCCTTGCCGCACTGAATGAATGGGTACTCAAACGCGTTCTTCAGTAACTGCCTTGTCAGACTCTGCGGATTATCGAACGCCACATGCATCCAGCACGCTGAGTCTGACCAACAATTAAATCCAACTGCTGCCGCTATTGTCCCATCGCTTCGCATGGTGGCCATTGTCCTAAGGTCGCTGCTCCAGGGCAGGCGAGTCTTGCGGTTCATCCATTCCCAGATGACCGGATAGTCTCCCTGCTTGTCTGTTGCGAGCTGCATACGTCAGAACTCCAGCATGCCTAGTGTCTCGTCAAGTGCTGGCTTGCCTACACCAGCGCCACCCCCGCCCTGCGTGGCCATCCAGGCCTCATACGCCTTCAACTCGTCGGGCGACAGCAGCTCGGGGTAGTCAAACGTCATCGAAGTTGCGCCGGTGTCTTGATCAAGCGCGGGGCCGCTGGACTCCAAAGTGACTGAAGCCACCTTAGGCTTTGTCAGTGCCGTGATCTGGTCAGCAGTCAGACCAGACGCAGAGGTGAGCGAACTTGTACCGCTGTCTACGCCGGCAGCTGAGTTGTCAATCGATCCTGAGCCACCCATGGCTGCCACGATGGCGTCGCGCAAATCACCGGTTCCGCCTGTGGAACCAGTTCCCTCTGTGGTTACACCAGTGCCCGTAGTGCCCGTGCCGCCATTGCCGCCAGTGCTAGTGCCACCGGTTCCAGCGGTTCCAGTACCACCAGTACCGGTGCCATCCGTGCCACCTGTGCCACCTGTGCCGTTACCATCCGTACCGCCATTACCGTTGTCAGTAATGACAGTGCCAACAGGCACAATTGGATCCTCTAAGTCGTCATCGTCAGTAATGACAGTGCCAACGGGAACATATGGATCATCCAAAACGACGCCATCGTCAAGAATAATGTCGTCGTCAATGATTTCGTCGTCTTCCTCGTCATCAATGATTCGCGGCCCCAAGACGATAGGCTCAACAATGCGCGGCGGCCGCGTCTGCGTCTCAGCACCTGGCAGTATCACGTCGCGATTGGTGCGAGACATCGTCAATCTCGCAGGATTGAACAAGCTACGACGCACCGTGCGAGCGGTGGCAGATTCATGGCTAGGTGGGTTCGCGTATTGCGTCACACCGGCGTTATCTGTACCGCTGGCGCGCAACGCGTTGATCAAGGAGCTCGGCGCCAAGCGCGAGTTAGTTGATGGACGTTGCTGGAGATACTTGCCACCGGCAAATAGGTCAGGTGACCCCGCAATGAGTTGCAACGTCTCGTCTGGTAAACCGTATTCGTTTTTTCGTGCCATTACATTACCCCGCCTAATTCGGTCATCACGTTGCAAGACGTGAAGGTTGTTGCTGGCAAACCGCGCACCTTCATGCGCAGTGAGCCGTAATATCCAAGACCAGTCGTGCCGGCCCAACCCTGGTAAGTGTTTGTGCCTACCCAAGTTGATGTGTTCCAGATGCCTTCATCCCAGACAGCACCGCTGTCCTTGGTAAAGAATGGCGAGCCGCCCACAGGGCTAAGCTGAAACTGCGTGTTGATCTGTAATTTGATTGCAGGCGCGGCCAGGGCAATAAACGTCGGACGCACCATGCCAAACTTCTTGAGCTGGGCTGGCGTGTTGAATGCCTGGAAGGACGTTTGCACGTCTCCCTCGACGTAGTTGCCGCCGTCGCCATTGGCGTCCGCGCCGTCCTTGTCGCCGGTCAGGCCTTCGCAAACAAAGCCGTCAGTCGTGCCAAACAAGAGGCGGCCACCAATGATGCCGGCGCATCGCATTGGGATGCCAATAAATTGACACCAAGCGCCAGTGATCACGTTCATCGCGAACTGACGGTAAGTGCCACCGTCGGCAGGCAACTTGATCACCATCACGTCGGATGACGGCACGACAAAAACGTCGAAATACTTTTCATTGAGCAGCTTGCGCACCAAAGGCGCAAAGACTGACTGGATCTTGGACGCGGGGCCGATCTGTTGGTCTTCGGTGTACTGGCCATTGATCAGCTTCGACATGGGCACTAGACCCAGCTCGCTGACGATCATCACGTCACCGCCAAATGGTGTGAAGTAGGTGCCGTGCTTAGGCACGGGACCGACGTACCAAACGCCCTTGAGACTGAACGTATCGGGGCTGGTGGGGTCAGTGCCCTGCCACACGCCAATGTCGCCCTCAGTGCCAACGACGATCAGGAAGTCATCGATCGAGAAGCCGGCATCCATCGTCCAGTTGATAAGCGCGGAGGCATAGCCACCACTGCGCAGGATTGAGCCCATCGCGAAGGATGTGCAGCTACCGGTCACCACATCAACGCTGTCCAAGTAGTAGACGTTGGAGTCGCCTTCGGCAGTAAACCAAACGCGTTGCTTCCACACAGCCACGGTGCGGACGTTGGCAGGCAGGCCGGTAGTCGTCGCCGTGCGATCGACCCAGCCAGTGCCCGTGCTGTAAGTCCAGTACCCGGCGCCAGGCGAAACGGCCAACAGGAAGGTGTCGGCAGGCGTGGAGAACTGCGTGGTCCACCACTCGTCAGCATCACTGCCCGTGCCTGTTACAGCAAGCACGGGGGCGCCGGGGTCAGTTACGTCATAGATGTTGCCGTCGGCCGCAATGAAGCGCTTGTCGTCCGCGTTGACGGGCGCCTTGTAGCCAAACACCGACTCAACGGGGGTTTCCAGGGACGTGGTGTAAGAGAACCAGCCCTTGCGCAGCTCCACGCCCTGCTGACGTGGGATGAAGTTGGTCAGCGCCAGCGCGTCGAGTGGCGACATGGCCGCGATCGGGTCGCGGTAGTTCAGGCCACCAGTGGGCGCAGGGATAACCTGCACTTGCGCAACTTGTGCGGCGGCAGCCCTTCTAGGGGCTTTGAAGGGGGCGAGTGGAACCAGCGGCATGGTCAGAATCCATAGTTGGTATCTGGCGTATTGACCAGGGGCTGGATGTATGGGAAGCGGAAGTCACGCGCCATGCTAAGCACGGGCGCGCCCTTGGCTGAGCCCTTACGGTTCTCAAATGCGATCTGGAAGTCACGCATTGCCGCAGACGTGTCCAGACCCTTCATCTCGAGCCACTTCACGCGGGTGTATAGCGTGATCAACGTGGCATCAAGCAAAGCCTTGTCACCGTTCTTGGTGATGCGGTTCTTGTAGAGCGTCGGGTCATCCTGATCCTGCACCCAAGCCTGAGACATGTAAAACACGTTCATGATCTGGGGCGAATTGGGAGGAGCCAAGACGTAGATCTTGTTGTCGCGCACCTGCCAGTAAAACGACAAAGTGGGCAACGTCGTGCGAATCAGCAACTGTTGCCACATCTGTGGCGACACAGGGCCGAGCGACGGGAACTGCGTTGTCGCGTTCCAGTTGGTTTGATCAATCCAATCAAAGAAGTCCTCAGGTAGAGGAAAACTGCGCTCGCGCTGGTTGGGGATCAGCGGATCGGATTGAATCGGGATCTGGTAATTCTTGACGAGCTCTTGCCAGTCGTACATGGTCAAGAGCTCAATGCCAGCCATGTTTGCGGCCTGCACAAACTGCTGCACCGTCGGATCAGGATCACCGGCGGGGTCGTTAGGGACGGGGAAGGCCACCATCGAGGCCACGTTTTGCACGATGGCCGAGAGGGTCGATTCGTTAACGATTTGATAGGCCATCCCCTACTCCTATTACTCTGCCGTCTCAGCCGTGGCCGCTACAGCGCGTTTGGCGCCCTTGGCATTCGCCTGCAGTGCTGTGACCATCGAACGCAGCTCTTCGAGCTCTGCGTCACGTTTGGCCAGCTCAGCGTTCATCTTCTCGATCGGGGCGTTGTTGGCCGCGACCTCCATGAATGCCTTGGCGCGTTGCTTGTCTTGCTGGAACGACATGAACTTGCCGCCCAGGTTGTCGTTCGCGTCCGCGAGCTGCTCCACCGTGATGATCTTGAAGAACTTGTATTCTTCGACCTTCGATGGGTTCATGCCTGGCAGAGCGTTCAATGGAGTACCGGACACAGCTTCTTCCTGGCCAGCCTTCCACTTGTTGTATCGGTCCTGAAAGCGGAAAACGTCCTGCTGACTCAGAGGACGCTCGATCACCGAGGACTTGTCGCCCGGCACATGAATGCGGACGTAATCGACTTCTTCGTACACGGCGCGGCCAGCTTCACGGCTCTTGCCGGGTTGCATGACAGGCTTGCGGAAAAACTCGATGTAGAGCTTGTTATCGGCGGCAAAGCGGGTCTCATCCGGTTTGGAGAAGTCGCTTGGCTCGTCGAAGATGGTTGGTGTCGTGGGTTGCATCTCTGACCTTTTTTTTGATTTTTAAGTGTTGGTATCGATCACCAGATCAGTACCAGGGGAGCCACCGATGCGTGAACCACCGATGGATGCACCGTCAACGCCTGTCAGGCCAATGCCTTCACAGACGGCTCCAGTGTCTTGGGATGCAGCCGTGTCTACGACTGCGGGAGCGTTTGCGGAAACTGCGCCGCTAAATGTTGCTGCCATGATTTATTCCTTCCGTTAAAAAACCCGAGGGGTTGTGGGTCTCCCCAGTCCCTCGGGAAAGGGAGACCCACGACGGCCCACCAAAATTAGTTTTGGATACGACCCTGGAACTGAGCACCAGAGGTGGTCAGGTTGCCGGCCCAAGCCAAGATCTGAACTTCAGCGTCCTGGTTGATGGCATAGCGACGGTTGGGGCTCAAAGGAACCATGTTGCGGTCCTTGTGAGGGCGCCACTTGATGTACTTGCTGTTGAGCATGAAGCCGGTGTTGGCAGGGCAATAGCCGCCAATACCGCCGTCCAGAACAACGTCAGCATCCATGAACTTCAATGTGGGGAAGCCCAAATTGCCAGTCTCAGGAGATGTGAAACGCTGCTGGGCTTGCAAGCTGCCCATGTAGTAAGACCAGTAGTTGTTGTCCAACACGACCAAGTCAGGACGGTCAGTGCCGCGGACCAACTGAGCCCAGAGTGCATTCAACGCAGCCTGCATAGTGGTTGCGCTGGGTGTCACGCTTTGAGCGCTAAAGTCGTACAGCTTGGAACGCCAGAAGGTCCAAGTTGCGCGGTTGATGCCACCGTAAGTGCCAGTTGTGGGGTCAGCAGGCACAGCGGCGTTCAAGCCGGTGACTTCTTTACCGCCAGAGCCAGTGCCGTCAGAGTAGATGGACTGGGCCAACTGGTTGACCATGGTGGACTCAGCCACGTTCAAGCGAGCTTCGAGCAAGTCGATGAACTGCTCTTTGCCGCTGTTTTGCAACATCTCGAGGCCAGACATCACGACGGGCACTGCGTACTGCTTGATTTGGAATTCAGCAGCAGAGATGACGTCTTGAGCAGCCACAGGCAGCAAGTCGTAACCTGAGTAGAAACCGCCGTTCGCGTTTTCAGCGAATGAGAGTTCTTCAAAGATTGTGTTACCACCAGAGATGGTTTTGACGTTGCCGCGCTGGTTCAAGCGGGACAACAGGGCGTTGTTTTTAGTAACGTTGTCAGCGATCTGACGTGTGCGTGACTGGATCGTCGTTGCGACGATGTCACTTACATTTGGAAAAGACATGATGACTCCTTCATCTGAGTTAAAACGAGCTTGCGCTCACCTTTTTCAGATGCGCCTACGCGAACCTTTCACAGTCCGACTTCGTCGTAGGTGGGACGCGAGGCGTCTCCTAGGATCATGCGGTGGCTGGGGTGCTTGGGCACACCAGTCGAGATTTCTCTCGACATGGTGTGATTATGGCATCAGCGTGAGGTCATCGTAATGGCTGCCTCGATCGCAGAGCGCACGTCGGTGCTCTCTTGCCTCAAGGCGCCCATAGGCGCGGAGCCGGAAACCTGCACGGCAGCCGACCTGGCCTTCTGAGCGGCGCTGGTTTTTTGTTGAGCTCCGCGTGCTTTGGCGCGTTGGGAGATCACAGAGCGCACGTTGTCGTTCATCAGGCAGGCTTTTTTGTAAGCGTCGTGCAAGGTGATGCTCTGGCCGCGGCGTTGCGCTGCCTCGATGATGTCGGCCATGTCTTCGCGGACGTCCTCACCAAATTCGGCGCGTTCCAGGAACGTTGACACCTCGGACTGCGCGGCCTGGGTGGCCTGCTGCTGCTGTTGGAGCTGCGCCTGCTGGAACTGCGTGAGCATGTTTTGCATCGGCGCCAGGCGCTGGTTAAGCACCTGCTCGATGGCCAGCTGCTGTGGGTCCTGGCGCGGTGTTTGGCCAGCCAGGGCGCTGTCGAGCATCTCGATGAAGCCATTGCCAAAGCGGCCAGTGCCAAACTGGTTGACGATGCCGGCCACCAGCTGCGCGAGCTCGGGCGCCGTGCCAGTACGCAGACGCGCAGCCGTGCCCATAAGGTTGTCGATCGCCTGCAAGGGGTTGCTGTTCTCAGCCTTGATGAACGCCTCATACGGGGCGATCGTCTTCATGACGGCCTCGGCTGTCTTGCGTGCCTCGGCGGTTTCTTGCAAGGTGCGTGCGACCTCGGTCTCGCGGCGCTGGATTTCAGCACGCACAGGCTCAGGTAGTGAGCCCCAGTGCTCGCGAATGTCTGGGCGCCAGGACGCAGGGGCCCTTTCGCCTTGCTGACGTGGGCCTGACTTGGGTCCAGCCTGGACACCCTCTGGTTTTTTAAATTTTCCTTGCTCGTCGCGCTCGGGTTGTTGAACGAGCTCGTTATCAGCGGGCTTTTCTTCGGAAAGAGCGTTCAAATCCTGCGACGCGGCAGGGGCTGCTGCTGGCTCAGAGGATGCAGCTGCGACGGGCTCGCTTGAGCCGATCGGCTCCGAGGCCGATACCGGCTCAGAAGCTGGCGCTGTTTGTAGTGGCTCGTCTGCTTTCTCGAACGCGGCCTCAAGGGCATCGCGCATGGTTGTCGTGGGTTCTGACATGGGGTATCACCTGTTTTGAAGTTTATGAATTGCGCGCTCTATGTCGGCACGCTTAAATGAGCCGCCTTCGGTCATGTACCGCTCGCGGCTTTCTTTGGCTTTCGCCCAAGAATTCGTGAAATCGTCCATCGTGGTCAGGCCCTTGGCCTTCATGTACTCACGATGCTTTGTGCGCGAGGAGATGTCAGTGCCGTCTGGCGCCTTCATGCCCGCGTAGCTGCTGTCGCCCCACAGGGCGCCAGAGTCGGTGCGCAGTTCGGGTTGATAGTCGTCGGTGATCTCAATCAGCTCACCCGTTTTTCTGTCTTGAATCCAGCGGCGTCTGGTCATTCGTTCCTCACTTGAGCATTCGAAGTTTGTAAATCGTGGTCTGGTACAGCCCGACAATCTCGTCGATCGCGTTCTGCAACGCAGTCTCGTCCTTGTCGCAGACGTCGTAGCGGTAGCGCTCGATCCACTCCATGTGCTCCTCGAGCTCGCCGGCGACGTCGTCGTCCAAGTCGCACGTCAGGATCTCGACCTTCATGCGCTTGCCGTAGTAGCCCTGGTACTGCTCGACAAACTCGTCCATGAGCTCGCCCAGGCCCTCGTAGAACGAGGCCAGCGCCATGTGTTTGGAGTAGCTGTCAGTCGCCCAGTGAGCCACATGGCCCAATGAGCGCGACTTGACCAGCAGCGACGCGAATTCGTTTGCTTTTTCCATGTGTTACCTCACTGCATGGGACCGCCGACTTGCGGCATTTGGGGTGCTGCCGGTGGCAGTTGGGGCTGTGGCTGCAAGATGCCCATCGCACGCAGCTGGGCCTCCTTGGCAGTCGCTTCCATGTTGGTGTTCTTGGCCTTGGCCATGCGTTCTGCCGCACCGGCCTGCTTTTCGGCCACTTCGGCGTCTTGCATGGGGTCTGGTTTTGGCTGGGGCATGCCCTGCTGCTTGAGAGCACCAATCGCCTGGTCCAAAACGCTCTCGATCTGGGTGCTGACGCGGAACTTACTCACGCTCCACTGGAGCAAGGACAACAAGACAGGCGCTGCCTGCGGTACGGCCTGGGCCATCGGCGCGACCTGGGAGATAAACGCGCCCAGGCCCTGCATAAACTGCACAGCGGCGTCACGCTCTGCAGCCCAGTCAAGCGCTGCCATCGAGTCGGCCTCGATGTTGATGCGGTACTCGTTCATTTCCTCGTCTTTGAGGAGCTGAACGGCGGCCATCGCAAGCGGTGCATCGGGCGTGCGCTCGATGTTGCTGCGCTTGATGATCGTCTCGGGCTGGAAGTGCTTGCAAATGATCTCGGCCTTGATGCGCAAGGCCTGCGTGATCCAGTCAGCGATGTAGAACTGCTTGAGCTGGATACGCGTCGAGCCAAACTGAGCCTTGATCTGCTGGGCAGCCGCGGTCTCAGAGGCCTTTGAGCTGCCGCGCATGATGTCGGAGACACCCAGCACCTCGTAAATCTGCACAACCTTGTCCTGGCGGTACTGGCGCAAGTGATCGATGGCGTTGACGACCTGGTCGATCGGTATCCAGTCCACTTGGCCTTTGATTCCGCCCTTCTCAGCGAACATTGCCCAGTTGTCCACGGGGATCAGCTGGTTTTCAGTGCCTTGATTGAACACGCGCTGAATGCCCTCGGCGCTCTTGTCGTACACACCGACCACACGCGCTGCGCGAGTGAGCCAGGTGATGCGGGTGTTGATCTCGTCCAGCTCGTTGAACTGGTCCTGGGCAAAGATGTAGTCCGCCCGAGGCATGAAGTTGCTCGAGGTGACGTTGGCCACCAGGGGTTTCGGGCAGGGGAAGAATCCATCGAGGCCCAGCGGGTCGTCTTTGACGTCCAGGATGGTGTCGCAGCTCTTGGCGTACCAATAGACCTTGCGCTTTTCCTTGCACCAGATCTCGAAAACCTCGGCCTTGCTCCAGGGGTCATGCTTGGGTGACTGGTCGTTGACCTGATCCTTCTTGCTGTAGTTGCCCAGGGGCACTTGCGCAGCGATCACCTCGCCAAAGCGTTCGACCAGCTGGTCTTTGGTCATGAAAACGCGACGCGCAACCCAGCGCACCTCATGCCATGTGCGGGCGGGGGAGTAGAAAAAGTCCTCCCAGTAGATGTAGTCGCACGGCGCGTCTTCGTTGGTGATGCGCTCGGCCTCCTCGGCGGGGCTGAGTTCTTGGCCGTACTCATCAAAAACGGCAGGGATTTCGTAGGGCTCAGTCGTCACCTCGTAACGCAGCCAGATCTGGCCAGAGCCGACAACAAGCCAGTCCTCGATGCCCTGGCGCACAGCTGAGTCCCAGGCCGAGACGTTGTCGTCAAAGGCGCGGTTGAGCAAACGCTGCAGGATCGTGCCGGATACGCGGGCGACGTCGTCGTCATAGTCCTGGAAGGAACGCGCAACGTCAGCCTTCGGTGGCCGTGCGTAAAGCATGGACAGCAAGACCTGCATCGTTGACCAGAACAAATTGACCTTGCTCTCGTCTTTGGCATACGCGTCGCGCTTGTCCAGGTAGCGCTGCGTGATGCGGTTCGCGTCTTGGTGAAACTTCAGCAGCTCCTGCTGCGAGGCCTGAATCTCGGTCTGCCACTTCTGGGCCAGGCCGTTTGGCGTGTTTGCGAAGTCGCTTTCGCTCGTAATTGATGCGCTGTTACTCATCATCCAACCCTTCCAGACTGCACCGCTTGGCAGTCCCAAATGTCATTAAGTGCAAAGGCGTAGCTCATGCCGCCTTTGGGCAGTGATGAGATTGTAGTAACACGGCTCGATTTCCTCGACGTCGGACGCGCAGCAAGGGCCAGGTATCTGAACGAGTCACTGGCGTGTGAGTGCTGGTCGTGCTTGGGTCTGTTGCGGTAGGTCTGCGTCTTCTCGTCCCACTCGCGCATGTACGCACGCAGGTGCTCGAGGCCCTCGTAGGTCTTCTCCTCGTCAAACCAGCAGTGCGGGATCACCATCCTCGCGGCCTCGATGCCATCCTGCAGTGACATCTCGGGCACCAGGTTGGGCCGGATGCCGTTGGCCAGGAACTGCTCGATGATTGATTTGCCGGTCTGCAGCGACTTTGCGCGGGCGTCGTGTGGCAGAAAGATGCCCTTGGGGTTGACCAGGTACGGTCTCGACTTCACCCAGTCGATGTAGTGCTGGATCGGCTGGTTGTCGTCCTCCATGAAGTCAACGATGCGGATGCCGTCGCGCGTCTCCTGCCAGCCCCACCAGGAGCAGCTGTCGGTGAAACCTAAGTCAGCGACCAGGTTCACAGGGAACGCCGGATCAACCGCGTGCTTGCCGATCCGCCCCTCGGCGTAGGCCTCACCGATCTGCTTGGCGAAGTAGGCGCCTGGCACGGCAGCGTCAAAGCTGCACTCGTACTCGACCAGGAACGCGTCCTCAGTCATCTGAGCCTTCGCGTCCCGTAATTCATCGGGGTGGATGATTCCTGTCTTGGACGCGGGGAGCTCGAGCAGCATGTGCGTGCCAGGATTCATCCGCGCTTCCTCGCGCAGGTTCCAGAACATGTTCTTGCCCGCGGGCGTGCCGGCAAAGATGGCCCAGCCGCGGCGGTCTGACAGGGCTGGACGCAGGACTTTGTACCAGGCACTCGGTCTGATCTGGCCGACCTCGTCCAAAACAACGCCGTCAAAGTACATACCGCGCAGGGCGTCGTAGTTGTCGGCGCCGGCGACATAGATCGTTGACTCACCGCCGTGGCCGTTGTTGATCGTGATCTTCAGCTCCGACTCGTTGGGCGGCTTGCTCCACATCGGACGCGTCAGGTCCTTGAGGTAGGTCCAGGCGACCCTCTTGGCCTGGTCACGCTGCGGGGCCATGTACGCGAACTGAGGTTTTGGCAGCGCCGTCTCGAGCGCACCGATCACCAGGTCAGCGCACATCGCGACCGTCTTGCCGCAGCGCCGATGCGCCACGACGCAGACCCAGCGCTTGTCGCGGTTGTGCAGCGGGGTGAAGACGCTGCGGGGGACGTACTCGTTGAGGTTCACTTGGTGAGCCTCTCGAGCTCGCGGTCAACGTACCAGCGGGCCTTTTTCAGGTCCTCGATCGCGTTGTCGTTCTTGAGGCCGGCTCGCCAGATGTACTTCACCGCGTTCCCCAGGCAGAAGTTCATGTGCTCCGTGATCTGGATGCACTCGACGCCCGAGGGGTGCTCGGTGTAGTGGCTCGGGTGGTTGACGGGGTCATGGTCGTTGAGCGCGTCACTCAGCCTGGGGACTTCGATCTTCTCGAAGCTGGGCGCAAACATGCAGCCGGGTTTGTGCGCCTCGATGGGGGATGTCTTGCAGTCTGGGCAGTGCCAGGGGCCAATTGGGTTTGTCGTGGTCATGTTGCGTTTTCCTCATCTTGTCTTTTTGGGTTGGTGAAAATTGGTGGGGGGACCCGTTTACAGCTCGACCCCCCTCCCCGACCGAAAGGGGGGTGGGGGTCTGGAACTTTCCGGCTAGGCCAGACACGGGCTGGATCGCGTCAGATCCACGCAGGAGACGCGATCGCAGCAGTGGTGAGGGCGTGGTAGCGTCAGTCACCTTGCGGCTCTCCTGCGCCCTTGCCTGCCTCCGGCATGCTGCCGGCGACACCTGCCGGCGACTCCACCGGATCTTTAATCCGGTACTTGCCTGCCGAATCCCGTTCTAAATCAACGACTTGCGTGACCTGCTCGGCCGGTTGTGCCACAGTTGTGCCAATGTTGCGCTGGCCAAGCCAGCTGAGCTGCACCTGGATGCCGCCCTCCACGTTGGCGTTGATCTGCGTCGGCAGCACCTTGGCCACCAGGCCGACGAACGCGGCCCGATCGCTCGAGGTTCCTTGAGCGAGCCTGGCCAAGTAGGCCGGTCCTCCCACCTCGTCGAACGCCTCGAGCACGGCCTCGCGCAGGTTCGTCAGCCGGTTCTTGACGCCCGGCGTGCGGCCCGGCCCCGCCGGCACTGGCTGGCCGTTGCGCGGGCTCACCGCGCCCTGCTTCCCCTCTGTTTTTGGCTCTGTTTTGGCTTTTTGGGCATCCTGAGCCGCCGCTAACTTCTCCAGCCGCACGCGCTCCTCAGCCTCGTCCATGCGCTGCTGCATCTCCGCTGTGGCCATGACCTGGGCGAGATCCGGGAACTTGAATTCAGGCATTTGTTGGGTGTTTGTTTCCATGTTCAGATTTTCCCACCACTCACTCAACGACAAACGCGAACGCCATCAGCAGCAGCCCGATCATCCAGAACCCAAACGCGCACAGCGCTATGCCGGCAATGAAATACATGTGTGAAGCCATTCTTTCCTCCTGTGGATAACTGCACTGCTCCCACTCCCACACCCTATCTAAGTGGAAGCAGAAGCAGCCTCGCGCACGGGCAAAGTGCCCCCACCCTTGGGGTGGTGGGGCACACTTTGCTCCTGGTGCTCCTGCTCTGCTCCCGCTACCGGAAGCGAACCGGAAGCAGTGGAAGCAGGCCCCAATCGAGCAGGACAATTCCTGCCCTGGTTGCAATTGCCATAACATGGTGGGCAGCTCTTTTTGCCAAAGATCCTGTCCCAGCTGTCCTGGTAGCCCTTGCCTGGACGTCGTCCAGATCCTTTGCCGCCATCGCTCATGACGCCCCCTTAATGCCGTGTGCGGCTTCGATGGCCCGAACAAAGCTGCCAGTGTTATGTGTTGCGCGTATCAGTTCAGATATTTCCTCATCCGTCAGCGGCTTGCGCTGTGGTGGGGTTGTGTGAACAGTAAGAACGCCTGATTGTTTTGCCCCGCACTTGGTGCATTCAATGTCCATTGCGTATTGGTCAGGCTCATCCTTCGCTTCTAGTGCGGCTTTAATGGCGGTGATGGCTTGGTCAATTTCAGCATTGGCTTCATCAGCCCCACAGTTGCACTCGTCACCCTCAGAATCATTGGCGCATCCATCTTCATGCTTAGGGCATGAGTACCATGTGTCCTCGCAGTAATGATGCGTTCTGCGGTTGTTTTCCAACGCCTCCAATGCAAGGCGTAATGCTTCGTCTTTGGTCATGCTTGTCCTTCCATTTGTTTCAATGCCGCCTGCAGCCCAGCCAGGCCACCGACGCGCTGGTCGTTGATAAAGATCTGGGGCATCTGCCGCAGGTCTGGGTAGGCGAACTCAAACGCCAGGCGCACGCCTGAGTCCTCCATGTTGTTCTCGACGTAGCGCAAGCCCTTGGACTTGAGCAGCTGCTTGGCCGCCACGCAGTTGGGGCAGCCGCTCTTTGTGTAGATGAAGATGTTCACAGCTGCTCCCTCCCTGGCCAGTCCCAGCTCTTGCCCTGGTCTCTGACCCAGATCGAGAACGATGCCGCGGTGTCACCAAAGGGCATGCGGTCGATGCGGTTGGCCAGCTCATTGAGCGTGGCCTGCTGGATCATTCGGGCGAAGACGCGCATGTCCTTCACGCCGTTGTCGATGCCGACCTGGATCAGCTCATCGATCTCCTCGCCTGTGAGTAGTGGTTCTGTCATTTGTTTGGTCTCCTTGTTGCTCGATGCGTCCAGCACGCTGCGCAGATCCAGCGTGTGGCGCTCATCTCAATGCCGCCCTCTGGCGGCTTCTCTGTCTCGCACTTGCTGCACAGCTTGAAGCGGTGCATGTTCTTGAGTGACTGCGGCATTTCAATCTGTTGTTTCACAAAGCTCACTCGTCGTCCTCCTCACGCTGTGCCCAGGTAGGCCCAGCTCCACTACCCAAAGCCACACGCGTCTGACCAGCTGGTGTGAGCACCACGCGCTGACCAGGCATGCGGTTGTGCTTCTTGTAGGTCTCCTGGGTGATCAGGTTCTCGTTCTCCATGTCGCGCAAGATGCTGAAGAAGTCCTTGCGTCCCAGGTGATTGGGGAACTCTGGATCAGTGTTGAGCACGTTGAAGATGTTGTTCGCTGCCGCGTTGGCCTTCATTGACAGGTTCAGGCCCTCGCCTGCAGCCCGTCCGATCAGTTTGAGAATCACAGCGCGTTGTGTATTTCGCACCAGTGTCTGCGCAGCTTTGAGGCCTGGTGATGTGCCAAAGCGCTTGAAGACCTTGGCGCTTGGATCGAACTCGATGCGCAGCTCCTCTTGCAGTGGGCCCAGGTTGCACTTCTCATGTCTGAGCACGACGGTGTCAGCGTCACGCACCATCGCCCAGCGTGAGCGGGCTGAGTTGTTCCAGGCTGTGGAGCCCGAAAACGTCGTGTTGCTGTCCAGGCCTGCCCCGCCCCTGACGCTTGCCTTGTCAACGTGCGCCAGCAGCAAGACAGCTGCGCGTGTGACGTTGGCGATCAGGTTGAGCGCCCGCATGAAGCCGCGGACCTCGGTGCGGTCGTTCTCGTTGGACGCGAAGACGTCCGAGGCGTTGTCGATGATCACGACGTTGGCCTTGCTGGCCACGGTCACATCGGCCAGCCACTGCATGCGCTCGGTCGTGCCGCCGTCCTTCCACAGGACGCAGTCGGCCTGGGTCAGGTCATAGACGACCAGGCGATCGCGCAGCTCTGACATGGACAGGCCCAGGTCTGCGCAGATGTTGGCCACGCGGAAGTGGACGGTGCGTGCCTCGTCCTCACCGGACAGGATCAGCACCTTGGATGGCTTAGTCTCGATGTCAAACAGGCTCATGCCATGAGCCATCGCCACGCCCAGCTGCAATGACAGGTTGGACTTGCCCACGCCGCCGTTGGCACTGAGCAAAGTGACTGTGCCCTCGGGCAGCCAGCCTTCGAAGCGCCAGTTGGTGGGCTCGGGCTGCTTGTGCTCGAGAGCGCCCCAATCCATCGGCTGCAGATCACCCTTGACCTCGGGTGCAGGCTCACTAGGTGAGCCACCAGGCACTGACAGGTTGACGGTGATGCTCGGCGGCTGGCGCTCCTCGGGCGCAAACTTCTCCGCGGACTTCACAGCGCGAGGGATCTCCTGGCGGCGTGACTCCCAGCGACGCAGCTCCTCGGGATCACCTGGCCGGTTCTGATCCATGAGGCTGTAGAGGAAGTCAACGGCTGCACCAGGAAACATGCCACCGGCCACCAGGCTGGCGGCCAGGCGCGTGATGCTTTCGTGATAGACGCGTGTGCCTGGGTTTGGATCGGTCAGGCCGGCGATCATTTCGCCTGCATGATTTGTTGCGCCAGTTGATGAAGATGGGGTGTTCGACAGCTTGGCCGCGATCTTCAAACTGTCTAGGTCAATTCCGATGGCCGCGCAGGCATCGTCCAGGCTCCAGCGGATGTTTGGCTGCCAGACCTCGAGCCTGACCTGCCACTCGCCGGCGGCCCTGGGCTTGGTGTTCATGCCATTGGGCAGGCGGACGTACCGCACGCAGGCGTTGCCCGAGGCGTCGTTCGAACGGCCACGGGCGGCCAAAGCCGACATAAGCCGGTCGATTAGCTCTCTGTTTCGGGTATCAGCGTCTTCCCCATCGAGAAAGATACCTACTTGGAACTTTCCTGGGCTCGTTTGCAAGGCGTAAGAAAAGCCTTGGACGTCAGACAGTTGGACGTCATCTAGGACTAGCACCGCAAGTCGAACGAACGCCGACTTGTTTCGAGCGATCTCGCCGTCTGGTGTTGCACCCAACACAGACGTGCAGAAATAGGTGTTGTCTTGGACAGAACGATCGATCAGGGCTGCCTGGTTAGGCATGCCCTTGTAGGCGCGTCCCGACCAAACTGTCGGGGGCGCGTTGTTGGGGTCAGCGCGGAACGAGCACACCCAGCCGTGGGTGCCTGGCTCCATCTCGCCGTAAATCTCCGCGAGGAAGTCGCTGTTGGTCATCGATGTTGCTCCGACGACCATGCTCACACCTCAACGGCGGCAAGCTCCTTGACACCGATGCGCACGCGTTGGTCGCGTGCCATCTCTATGAGCTGCGGCCAATACCGCTGCGGGATCAGGCCACCAGTGCCACCAGGGCGTGGCTGGCACCAGCGTGAGAGCGTTGATTTGTCGAGCTCGAGTGCCTCGGCTACAGCGGTTTTTCCTCCTAGCTTTTCGATCACTGTGTAAGCGGGCTCAAGCGTATGGACGACGGGAATGGTCATGTGTATTACTCCAATGGGTTGCGATTGACTCAACGCCGAGTTTATGACAACCTTGAAGGACCCCGTTCAGAGGTCCCCATGAATACCGAGTGGTTTCGTCAACTATTAGCCACGCGCAAGCTGTCGCAGCGTGGTCTGGCCAAGCTCATGGAGCTCGATCCTGCGGCGGTGTCGCTGATGCTACGCGGTCAGCGCAAGATGACGAACGAGGAGGCTCACCAGGTGAGCCTGATCCTTGGCGTGCCGATCACTGAGGTGCTGCGCCAGGCAGGCATCGAGGTCAGCGAAGACGTCAGGCGCGTAAAAGTGGCCGGCTACGTTGACGCCAACTCCGCTGTGACGCTGTTTCCCAAGCGCACGCACGACAAGGTGATCGGCCCTGCTGACTGCCCCGAGGGAACGTATGCGCTCCAGATGCGTGCGCCAAACAATCCCTCTGACGGCTGGATGATCTTTGTCTCTCCCTCTGAGGATGATCCGCGCCAGCACCTGGGCCAGATGTGCTGTGTCGCTCTCGATAACGGTGAGCACGTCGTCGCATTCCTGCACCGCGGTTATCGCAGTGGTACTTTCAACCTGGGCAAGACGACTGGCGAGCTGCTGCGCACCGACGCGAACGTCGTCTGGGCCTCACGCGTTCTCTGGATCAAGCCGCAGTAAACCTCAGCGTGGAGTTAATAACCCCACGTTCTTGTCGGGATACTGTTGTGCTTTTCGCATCGTTGTGGCCAAATCACTTTACGCCTGATTTAGGCGGGAACGATGAAACGAGAAACACATGACCTACGCAGAACTCATTGCAAAGCTGGTGCAAATCGAAAATCAAACAGGCGTCTATCTCAGCGACCCCTGCGTTGATCTTGAAAACGCCGGCAAGGACGCCACTGACGCAAAACTGTTTGCTGTAGCTGCTAGCGCAGCAGGCCAACGTGCAGAAGAAGCTGGTTTGGACATCAACGCTTTGGTTGGCGCCGCAATTTATTGAAGCAAGGAACCAGAACGATGATGAACACAGAACAGGAATACCGCGCAGCACTCAAGGCTCACGATTGGTACTACGACTACAGCGACGACCACAAGGCCTGGTGCGCTGGACGCGATGAGCGAGACGCCCTTCGCACAGCTCGCAAGCAGCTCGACGCAGACGGCAAGATCTGGAACGAGTACGCACCCAAGCAATACCAAGCAATCACAAAAACGGAAACATCAAAATGAAACTCTCTCACTACCAAACCCCTCGCACTCTCGCTGACTGCACATTCGAAGTTGGCCACCCTGAAGCTCGCGGCCAGGAGCCCATGTTTGAAACCGTTGGCGGCTACCTGCTGGCCATCGCGATCGGTGTCGGCATGGCCTGCTTGCTCGTTGCCTGGTGGAGCAGCTGATACATGCCACGCCCTGCCCCGCCTGAACCACTCAAACCTCGCTGGATTCGCATGAGCGATACCGAGTTTGAAAAGTTCCAAGACCTGGGCGGTGCTGAATGGCTGCGTCGCTTCCTTGGCGGCAAGCCAGACACATACCACCAGGTATTCAAACGACTCGATCGCGATCGGCCAAAAAAATCATACGAAGACTGATGCGAATTTCACAATCCCACGACGGCCTGAACTTTTAAGGAAATAAAAATGGCTTTTGATCTCTCCTCCATCTCGCGCACAAAGCGCATGCGTGCCCCCAAGATCGTGATTGCCGGCCCCGGCAAGATCGGCAAGACAACCTTTGCATCGATGGCGCCCAACGCGATCGGCATCTTGACCGAGGACGGCGCCGACGCAGTCGATGCGTCTGCCTTCCCTTTGGCCACATCACTTGACCAGGTCTACGAGGCCATCACCACGCTGCTCAACGAGCAGCACGAATACGGCACTGTGTTTGTTGACTCGCTTGACTGGCTTGAGCCCCTGATTCACGCGCACGTCTGCAAGGCCAACAAGTGGGCCAGTATCGAGGCCGCAGGCTACGGCAAGGGCTACATCGCTGCAGCTGACGAGTGGCGCAACCTGTTGAACGGCCTTGAAGCCCTGCGCCAGACGCGCAACATGGCCGTAATCTTGATTGCGCACGACAAGATCAAGCACTTCGAGTCACCACTGCACGACGGTTATGACCAATATGTCCTGAAGCTGCACGACCGCGCTGCAGCTCTTGTCCAGGAATGGGCAGACGTCATCGGCTGGGCCAACTACCGGATCGTCACGACGCAGTCAGACGCCGGCTACGGCAACAAAGAAACAAAGGCCCGCACAACGGGCGACCGAATTCTCCATGTCGAACCTCACCCCGCTCACATGGGCGGCAACAGGTTTGGCTTGAAGAACATGAAGCTCGACTGGGCTGAATTCGCTGCGGCATTGACCGCGTCTCAAAACTGAAACTAGGAACTTTTCAAACATGGCACTCATTAACTTCAAAGCATCTGCAATCCAGATCGAAGAACGCTCCAACTCATACGGCCCGCTGCCCGCAGGCGAGTACGAAATGATGATCGTGAAGTCGGAAACCAAACCGACCAAAGCCAACACCGGCCACTACCTCGAGCTCGAGATGCACGTCATCTCTGGTGAGCACTCAGGCCGCCGTCACTGGGAGCGCTTGAACCTGGACAACCCCAACCACCAGGCCGTCAAGATCGCCCAGGAGTCACTGGCCAAGCTCTGCATGGCCATCGGCATCGATGACGTGGAAGACAGCGAGCAGCTGCACGACCAGCCCTTTGTGGCCGAGATTGGCATCGACAAAAAGGACGAGACGCGCAACGTGATCTGGGGCTACCAGGGCATCGGTGGCCACATCAACAACGCCAAGCCCAAGGCTCCCGCGGCGCCAGCTCCTTCAGCTGCACCAGCAAAGGCTGCAAAGCCCTGGGGTTAAACAACGGGGCCGCTGCCTCTGGGGGTTCCCGGAGGGCCGGACAGCGGCCCCACCTTTTTGAACGAGAAAAACGATGCTTAACGAATACTCACAATGGTTTTTTCAAAACGGCTGGATTGCTGTGACGTCCCTTGGCTTTGCGCTTGGCTGGTTTGTAGGGCTGCGCGGTTACTGGGTGATCCTGCCTCTGGTCGCAATGGCAATTGCAGGGAAATGAACATGGCACAAATACCCGAATCCCAACACACCACCAGCGCGGCAATCATTCGCTGGTACGAATCAAAGCCGCAGGAGCACCGCCCTCACATGGGCGCGTCCCTGATCGGCCACAGCTGCGACCGCTACATCTGGCTGACCTGGCGCTGGGCGCTCAAGCCAGAATTCGAAGGCCGCATGCTTAGACTGTTTGGCGTTGGCCAGGCAGCCGAGTCGCGCTTCTTTGAGGAGCTGCGTGGCGCTGGCGTCCAGGTCTGGGACGTGGACCCAGAGAGCGGCGACCAGTGGCGCGTCAACGCCTGCGATGGCCACTTCAGTGGCTCCCTGGACGCGGTGGCCAAGGGACTGCCCGAGGCGCCCAAGACGCCGGCAGTCGTGGAGTGCAAGACGCACAACGACAAGTCATTTAAGGCGCTGCTGTCCAAGAGCGTGAAGGGCGCAAAGCCACAGCACTACGACCAGATGCAGGTCTACATGGGCCTGATGGAGATCGACCGCGCCCTGTACATGGCCGAGAACAAGAACGACTCAGCCGTCTACACCGAGTGGGTGCATTTCGACAAGGCTCGCTTTGACCAGCTGATCGATCGCGCCAAACGACTGATCGAGATGCCAGCGCCGCCCTGGAGAATCAGCACTGACGCCGACTTCTTTGAGTGCAAATACTGCTCGATGTGGAAGCACTGCCACGGTGGCATGGCTGCCGAGGCGAACTGCCGCACCTGCTGCCATTCCTCACCCGTTGAGAATGCAGCATGGCATTGCAAGCCCCACAACAAGCAGCTGTCAAACGAAGACCAGATCAAGGGCTGCAACATCCATCTGATGATCCCTTACCTGGTCCCCTACGCGGACGCACAGGACGGCGGTGAGAACTGGATCGCCTACAAGCACAAAGAGAACGGCCTGCACTTTGTCAACGGCCCCGAGGGCATCAAAGAGTACGGCGCAACGTTCAGCAGCAAAGAGCTGCACAACTGCCCAGGCTCGCTCATGGCCGAGGTGATCGCGCATAAGAACGAATTTCCAATCAGCACCGTCGAGTCGGGTGACGTCAAGCGCACCGACCTCGAGACGATGTGGGACGACCTGGCCACGCACCCTGACGACATCCCCGTGAAGGCCGACACACCAGTCAAGCGCGAGGCGGCCAAGAAGATCAAGAGCGCCGTCAAGACGATGGAGGCGTTCAAAAAATGATTCACTGGCTCTGGCTTTTTGCTGCGTTGTTTGCCGGCGTGTTTGTCGGAATGTTGACGATGGCCCTTTGTGTCATGACGAGGGGCGCTGATGAAGGAACTGATTGAACGCGTGCGCATGCACATCGAGGAGATCGGTGACTGCTGGGAGTGGACTGGCGCAATGCAGTCCAACGCACCCACGCCAACGATGAACTACAAGGGCCGCGTCGGAGCGGTGCGCCGCTTCCTGGCAGAGGCCCAAGGCAAAGCCATCAAAGGCAAGCTGGTCACCTGCAAGTGCCGCAACGAGCTGTGTGTGAATCCTGATCACCTCCTGGTGGTGACGCGCAAGCGCCTCCAGGAGATGGTCTCGAAGGAACGCAAATACACCAGCAGCCCTGTCCGCATGAAAAAGCTGTCTGAGAAGGCCAGGCAGCACAGCAAGCTCAACCTGGAGCTGGCCGCGGAGATCCGAGACGCCGAGGGCACGCAGCGAGAGATCGCCGCCCGCTTCGGCATAAGCCAGGCCACCGTCAGCGTGATCAAGCGCGGCAAGACCTGGCGCGACTACTTCAACCCATTCATTCAGCTCATAGGAGGGCTCAACAAATGAGCTTCATCATCGGAATAGATCCAGGCGCGTCAGGCGCTGTCGCCATCATCGAGGACACCGGCAAGCTGGTGCATGTCTTTGAGATGCCCGCTGTCGAGATGATCGTTGGCGGCAAAGCCAAGCGCCGCGTCTCGCCCGAGATGCTGGCTGCGGAGCTCGAGCTCTACGCCTACCAGGGCGCCAGGGCCGTCATCGAGCAGGTGGGCGCCATGCCTGGCCAGGGCGTCACCTCCATGTTTGCCTTCGGTGAGTCTTTCGGGTTGGCCAAAGGCGTCCTGGCGGGCCTGAAGATCCCCGCCACTACCGTTACCCCTGGCAAGTGGAAGAAAGCGCTCCAGCTCAATTCTGGCAAGGATGGCAGCCGTCAAAAGGCTGCCCAGATCTGGCCGGCGTCAGCTGGGGAGTTCAAACGCGTGAAGGACGACGGCAAAGCGGAGGCTGCCCTGATCGCCTACTGGGGGAAAACAAACCCCTGACCGATGTGTTTTTCTCAATGTTGTGTTACAGTCACTTTATCCACCGGATTTATGAGGCACACAAATGAGCAAACCTGTACTGCGCGGCAACACCTACTGGATCAACGTCACCATTGATGGCCAGCGACTTCGCAAGTCGCTTGGCACTCAAGACGAGAAGCTGGCCAAGGAGGCCTACACACGCGAGCTGGCCGACTTCTACCGCACGCGCAAGTTCAAGGAGAAGCCCAAGAAGACGCTCGACCAGGCGCTCGATCGCTGGGTTGTCGAGAAGGGCAGCAAAAAGTCCTTCCAGGACGACAAGGACAAGATCGCCTTCTTCCGCAAGGAGCTGGGCAAGAAGGTCAAGTGGCTGCATGAGATCACCGCCGGCATGGTCGAGGAGATCCTGCCCCAGGACGTCAAGCCGGCCACCAGGAACCGCTACCGCGCCCTGATCCGCGGCGTGCTCAACCGCGCCAAGAACGTCTGGGAGTGGCTGGACGAGGCGCCCAAGTTCATCGAGGAGAACGAGCCGGCCCGTCGAGTCGCATTCCTGACACACCAGCAAGCAGCCGATTTGCTGGCGCTGTTACCGGAGAAATACCGGACGCCGGTCCGTTTAGCTTTGCTCACCGGGTTGAGAAGATCCAATGTCTTCAACTTGACCTGGGAGAACGTCAACCTGGAGCTCAATACCCTGATCATTCACGCGGACGAGCACAAGGGCGACGAGCGCCAGGTCGTGCCCTTGAACGCCCAAGCCTGGCAGCTGCTGGCCACGATGCCAGGAGAGCGCCTAGGACGCGTTTTCAAGGATGTGGGCGACCGTATATCCCCCAGCGTCTGGAAACGCGTCACAGCGCAGATTGGAGCGCCCTGGTGCCGTTTCCATGACCTTCGTCACACCTGGGCGACCTGGCATGCGATGGCCGGCACTCCGACCACCGTGCTCCAGGAGCTGGGCGGCTGGGCGACCACCGAGATGGTGCGCAAGTACGCGCACATTCCGGGCGATCACCTGGCTGCAGCAGCCGAGCGTGTCGTGCTCCCTGACACAAATCTGGCACAGCCGGCGAATGACGCCGCTGGGCCAGACTTCAAGGGAGCTGTAAGTGCTTGATTTGGCGGAAGGGGTGGGATTCGAACCCACGGTACGGTAGAACCGTACACCGGATTTCGAATCTGATCAGACAAAAAAGAGCCCTGATTTACAGGGCTCAAGGTCTCAATGGCAATCTGCGTGGCACATGTCCACGGCACAATTCTGGCACAGTCATTCGTCCTCAGTTTCCATCGTGCTGAGGAATAGAGCCTTCTCAGCCTTGCGCCGTTTGACCAGGCCAGGCAGCTCCTTGCCTCCTCCCCTGGTCCACTGCATGAAGGCCTCCGCGGCCCCCTCCCAGTCCTGGCGCCCGATCTTCATCCGAATAGTGGAACGCTGAAAGTTTCCCAGCCCGGCATTGAACGCAAAGCTGGTACACGCGTCGAAAGCGCCTTGATTGCCAAGCAGATTGGGAGCAAGTCGTAAAACACCACGCTCAAAACTAGCGACGTCACTTGCGAATAGCGCATCGATCTCTTGTTGACTCCAAACACGGCTGTCCTCCGGTCTCAGTGGGTATTCCTTGCGGATCACGGGGCTGTGGATCTCCTTCACCCGCACCATCGGCAGCCTGATCTGCTCCTGGTAAAGCACATGCCCCCAGCCGATCGTCCAGATGTGCGCGGGGCATAGGTAGGGCCGGTTTCTGCAGCCCTCGTACTGGTGCATGAGATCTGCACCGGCCTTGCTCAAATTCACTTCTTGCTCCAGCTGCGTGAGCCGAACCAGAAGCCGATGATCCCGCCCAACATGGCCATCTCGTCAGAGCTGAAGATGATGTCGGCCAGGCGGATCAGGTCGTCCATGTTCTGGACAAGGTTGGGGTGCTCGTAGACGTAGAAGGCGATCCAGGCGTTGATCGCGCACAGCTCGAGCACGAAGATGTAGGTCACCATTGGGCGCACAGTGCCCACGAAGTTGACGACCCAGGTGCTGGCTCGCTCCAGGACCTTCTTGTCGTGGTCATACGCGGCCACAGTCATCTGCGCGTCGGTCTGCATGGCGATCTGATCGGTGCGGATCTCCTCGACCCTCTGCTGCGCTGCAAAGCCCTTGGCCGCCAGCTCGAGCTCGCGCTCTGTCTGGACCCTGGCCAGCGCCAGCTCATGCTTTTGGTCAGCTTTGTTCTGGAAGTAGTCCAGGAGCTTGGGCAGGCCAGAGATCAGCAGGCCGCCGAGGGTTGAGAACAGAGACAGCATTTTTAAAGTCCAATCTTTTCAAGTAGCAAATTCACAATCCTGTTCGACAGGTCGTCAGGCAGGAACCTCAGGAAGCCCAAAAACCACCAGGCAGCCCAGCCGTAACAAATGACTTTGCAGAACAGGTTGAATTGCTTTTGGTACTCATTCATCGACCGCAGCGGCGTGTTGTTTCGCAGAAGTCCATCAGCTCAACGACGCCGATGAAGACCAGGAGCACGACGAACGCGATGCCGCCAATGAGCGCGGCCATCTCCATCTGCTCCTGCTCTTTTTCCTTGCGCTTTTTTTCCTCGGCCTTGAGCTTGCGTGCCTCATGCGCGTCGTCTGCGTCCATCTGCGCCTGGCGCTGCTTAATCTTTGCCCAGACGTCAGCGCGGCCAGATGCCTGGAACAGGAGCATCAGCTCTGCCTCGAAACGCTTGGCCTCGTCCAGCGCCATCTCGATCTGGAGCGCTGTGCCAAGGTTGGATTTGTTGCCGGATCTCTTGGCCTCCACCATCGCCTTGGTGGCCATGCTCTTGGCGTCGAACATCTTGCCGATCATGGGCGCCAGGCCGCCTAGGTCATTGGCGACCTTGCTGGCCTTCTTGACCATGCTGATGGCTTTTTGTAGGCCCTCCAGGGCGCTGATTGGATCGATCACGATGGCAGCCTCCACATGAAGACCATGACGTAGACCGACCACAGGACCAGGCCGCAGAGCGCGGCTGCGGCGATGAACGCGATCAGCCAGTCCTTCATGCTGATCACTTGGGGAGAGAGTTATGGCCTGCGAGCCACATGGCCAGGCCGATAACAGCTGCACCTGTGAGCCAGGCGAGCTTCTTTAAAACTGATTTGCCGACTTCTGTGTAGACCTTGTTTAAGGCGACCTCGGCAGCACGCTCCGCGATCGCCTCGATCTGGTCATCAGTCAGTGGTACTTCCTTCATCGCCCGCCCCTTCTTCATTCCTTGGGAGCTGGACCTCTGCCTGGGCGCGGATCTTGGCCGCGATGGGCCAGGTGTTGGTGCTTGTCGGGAGTGCCCCGATCGCGTCCAGTACCGCGTTGACTTCGTTCAGCTCGAGTTGAATTGAAATTTCCATTTGATTCTTTCGTAGGCGTCGTGGGTTGATGATGTTCTAGTTATGTCGTGCGATTATCGCATCAGGCAGTCGGTGCTTCTGGCCACTGAATGTCCCAAGGGAACCCCGTCTGCGAGCTGATGTCACGCAGAGCTTGGCGGTAGGTCGCCCAAGCCGCCTTGTCTACCGGCGCGTCCGCCACTTGCGTCCAGTCGCACTCAGACAGGCGCGTGTTGCGCGTAGACCTGACCGACGCTGCTTGCGTAGTGTCGAGCGCGGCCTTGGCCTGGTCATCGATGTCGCTCACGCTGTGCTTGGTGAACCACTTGCCATCGATCTGCTCGACGCCATCGGCAAACGCGACCTGGTAGCGCGTGGGCTGTGCCTGAGGGCCTTGAAACACGATGTCCGCGCCCATGTCGTTGATGAGCTGCTCGCTCAATTGCGCGGGGAATGATGTGTTGGCATGCAGAGCGCGGAACTCGCCCTCGTACATGACCGCGCCTGTTTCTCTGATTCTTACTTGCATGATGTTCCTTTATGCGATTGCCAAGAAGATGTAAGTGCCGCCAGAGGCATTGATGCCTGCGGCTGTGCTGACGATCTGGAAGCCACCTGTTGTGGTGTAGATGCTGTTGGCGTTAACTTCAGCAGCTGTGCTGTTTAGAAGTAACGACGGGTCAGTACCTGAAACCATGCCACGGGCTGTGTCCCAGACGTACCAGTCGCCTGTGCTGTCTGTGCGCTTGACTAATACAAACCTTGCACCACCTGTGAAGCCGCAGGCGATAGTTTGAGTTGCGCCCGTACCTGTGTATGAGCCTACTTTGGAAACACCTGCACAAGTGGCAAATAGGTAGGCAACATAGGTAATACCATACCCATTAACCTCTTGAACTGAACCAACAGAATATGCGGCTGATGTGCGTGTAACTGTAGAACCCCAAATAGATGTGCCTTGATTATCGTAAGCCCATGTTGCATTTAAGGCGTTTGCATAATTTCCATTTGTTGAGTTAGGCGCATAGTTACACCATGTCCACCATGACTCAGTAGAACTTCTTTTCTTGGTAATAATGAGTTCTGGCGCAACACCTAAGTTATGCGACACAGTCGTTGCACTTCCCGTCCCTGTATAGCAAACCACATCCATGAAACCGGGGGCACGCCCAAAATTCCAATAAACATTTGAAAAACTAGCCCAACCCAATGCTGTTTGAAACCCAGTATTGTCCCAATATTGCGTCAAACTTGTACCTGCAACTTCTGCCGCAGTTGTATTAGTTACTAAATACTTTTCGCCATTTGTTGCGTTAGTTGATACACCGCGCAACCTGTCAACAGCAATTTTTGCATTAACACCATCACGCCATGCTTGAAGCTGCAAATCAACAGGAAAGCCTGTTGTGTTCTTTGTGCCTTGCGTATTGTTTGCCGCAACAGGCGCAAACACACTCGTCCCACTCGTAGGCACTTTCATAGGGCCTCTACGAATGGCTATGTAGATGTAGGTTGCTGAACCAGAAAGGAATTGATTTCCAATGCTTCCAAAACCAGTTGCATTTGGTGAAATATAGTTGCTGTTGTTAGCTGTTTCAGCAGCAGATAAGTTTGGATTTAATGTTGCAAATTGTGACTGAGAAAAACCTCTCATTGTGTCTGCAATAAACCAGTTTTGTGTTGCATCAGTTCTTTTTACAAGCACTAACTGAGGCTCATACCCCAAAGACACAGAAAAGTTACCACCTGAATCAGTAGTAAACGACCCACACGAAATCACATTGTCTGTTCCAGTCAGACCAAAGCCTCCTGCGTCATGGGCGAATAGGTAGGCGACATAAGTGTAACCAGAACGATTGAATGTGTCATTAAAGCCAGAACCAAGTCTTCCTAAAGTGAAGTAAGTTGAAGTTTGATACTGGTCATCGCCAAAACAAGCACCACCAGATTGTGCGCCTGTTGAATTTAATACTAAGTTGTTGCTATCAACAGTGCCAGAATCAGTTGATAGACTTCTGTGATAAACAACCCAGTTTGCCGCATTTGAAGTGCATTTAACAATAATGCACCCCGGGACACTTCCTAATGAATGGCTTATTTGTCTACTTGTTGCATTATTCCCTGTCCAAGTCACCACATCAAAGAACTTTGGTTGCTTGCGGAATGTCCATGAGGCGTAAGTAGAACCAGAACCATTTAACGAGCCATAAGTTCCCAACGTAAATCCAGAAGACGTAAACGCATCCAATCTGGAACTTACCGCTTGGGCGGCGGCAGTAGAGTCGGAAATCAATTGATTATTTGCACCTCTTAAGGTGTCAAACCATCCGTGCGATGCAACTTGACTTCTCGATTTCAACCAAACCAAACCACCCTTAGTAGACAAATCAATGCCATTGGTGATGGTCTGTGTAGAGCCGTTGCCTGTATAGAGGTATGTGCTGAACACATCCTCAATGTAGTTGGCGGCGTTTGATACCTGAGAGCTGTTTGAGCTAAACATCAGTCACCTCACACTGTGTAGTTCTGGCCAGCGTTGCTGCCGTACCAGTTTGTGCCGTCAGCCGTGAACACATACTTGTCCAGCTTTGACGCAGTTGAAGTGATCGTTGGTGCTGTGCCGCCTGGCCACTTCACCGCGGCAGGCCATGTCACCGTGCGCGAGCCCGTACCGTCTTGCTTGAGCAGCAGCGTGAATGACTTGCCTGCCGTGGCAGTTGGGAACGTGAAGGTGCAGTTGCCTGTCAGCGTCAAGATCTGCACAGTGCCGCCGCTGATCGCGATCGTGTACGCGGTCGAGGTGTTGGCTGTGACGACGTTCTCTTTGTAGTCGTTGGCCAATGTGATCGTGCCGGCGTTGGTGATGCGCAAGCGCTCAGTCGGTGCAGAAGCGCCGTCAGCAGTTGTGAAGAACACCAGAGCACCAGGCACGTCGTTTGTGCCAGGCGTGCCGTCTGAGTAGCCAATGATGGCTGCGGACTGCAAGTAGCTTGTGCCGTCAAACGAGCGCCAGATGATGTTGCCTAAGTTGTCGCCGCTCTGGACGATCGCGCCAGCGCGGTCCTTGTCGAACACCATGTAAGACGCGTTGGGGTCGTTGGTCTTGTTGCGGTTGACCACCTGTGGGTAGTAACCGTCGTTTGAGACCAACGCGATGCCGGCAGACGTCACGTTGTCAGGTGTCGTTGTTCCGATACCGACAGCACCAGTGGAAGACACCACAAACGGCGTCGCGTCAGCAGCCACGTCCTCGATGTACAGCGCGTTGCCAGAGCCTGCTTGAGTGATGCTCAAAGCTGCGCTTGCTGTGTTGGCGCTGATGATCTGGTTGGCCGTGAATGTGTTGGTCGCGGCCAGCTGTGCGTAACCAGAGGCGGGCAAGTAAGCCGCGATCCAAGCAGCGCCGTCATAGACCTTCATCACGTTGCTGGTGGTGTTCCAATACAGCGCACCAGTCAGCAGAGGGTTGCCGTCGTTGTCCACCGTTGGGTCAGATGCCTTGGCGCCTAGGTAGCGATCGTCAAACGAGTCGAAAGAGGCGGCAGCAGCTGACGCCGATGCAGATGCAGAAGACGCGCTGCTCGAGGCGTTTGAGGCCGATGTAGAGGCAGCCGAGGCAGACGCCGCTGCAGCAGCTGCAGACGCAGCAGCCGTAGTCGTCGAGCCAAAGATCGTGTCGATGTAGGTCTTGGTGGCCGCGTCCTGGGCATTCGTTGGATCAGCCAGGCCGGTGATCTTGTTGGCGCCCATCGCGATGACACCAGACATCGTGCCGCCAGACGTTGAGAGCTTGGCCGCAAGCAGCGAGTCAGTCTGTGCCTGTGTGTACGCGTCGCCAATGCCAAAGCCGGCCAAAGTCGTCGGGTTTGTGCCGCCAGTCACGCGGCCCCACTGGTCAACCGTCACCGACTTGTAGGTGTTAGCAGTCACGCCGGTGGTGGCCAGGTCGATCTCGTCAGCACCGACAACGATGCGCGAGCTCGAGGCGGTGTTCACGTTGAGTGTGTTGCCGGTCTTGCTCATGCCCGTGCCGGCCAGGATCTGACCAGCGCCAGAAAACTGGGCCCAGGTCACAGCTGTGACGCCTAACGTGCCGCCTGGTGCGATCGTGCAGATGAAGCCGTTGCTGCCGTTGTCTGTGCCGCTCTCAATGAACGTGTAAGCAGCGACGAGCTCGTCCCAGGTGTTGGCATCAGATGCACGCGACCAGGTGCTCACAGCTGCGACATAGATGCCGTTCTCAGCTGCGCTTGACTGGTTCTTGACCAGCACGCGATCGCCTGCGATCACGGCCACGCCGTCGATCGTCTGGTTGCCTGACAGCGTGATGTTGGCCGTCGTCGCAGCGCGGCAGGATGCCTTCGCATCGATGCCCTGGGCGATGTTGTCAACGTAGGCCTTGTTGGCTGCATCCTGGTCAGCGGTAGGCGTCGCCACGCCCGTGACCTTGTTGTTTGACATGGCAATGACGCCAGTCATCGTGCCGCCCGTCAGTGCCAGGCGCAGCGCGTCCTGCGCGTCAACGTAGGCCTTGTTGGCCGCGTCGCCTGGGTTTGTTGGGTTGGGCAGGTTGGTGATCGTGCCGGAGCTGCCGGCGTCCATGTCCAGGTTGCCGTTGATCGTGACGTTGTTGAACGTCGATGTGCCAGAGCCTGCGGTGATGTTGCCAAGAACGCCACCTGTTGCGGTAAGAGCACCAGTCACGGCCAAAGTAGAGGCCAAGGTAGTCGCACCACCCACAGCAAGCGTGCCAGTGACGCTTGCGTTGCCTTGAGCTGTCAGCGCCTTGCCTGAAGGAATCGTCACGCCGACAGTCGAGAACTGGGCGGTGTTGACGCCGAGGATTGACATCCAGACTGAGCCGGCGCCAGACCTGTACAGGCCAGAGTTGGTCTCGTTCAGGTATGCCAGGCCAGGGCCTGTGACGTTGCCGTCAGCGATACGAAAGGGAGCCAGCATGCCGCCGGCGCCAGTGCGCGACAGCGAGTTCGTGACCTCGTTGGCCAAGTCCTCCAGCGTGTCGTTCGCCCAGGCGGCGTCGATGACTGTGCCCGGTACGACCGGGTTTCCTGCGGGTAGCGTGTAGACGCCGGATGCGTTGCGTGGCATGTGTTACTCCTAGTTGCCCATCGCGGCGCCATAGTTGCGCAGCGCCGGAATTAAATACTCTTGGCCATATTTTCGTACAGCGCCTTGGACAGGATATTTGCCCATCAGCATGTTCTGGCCTGCCTGCGTGCCAAGCAACAAAGACGCGCCTGCGTCCATGCCGACCATAGGCAAACCAAAGCCACCGACAAGCATCATTTTCTCGGCAGTGCCTGGACCAACTTCGGGCAACGTGTTGCCATAAACCTGTTGGGCAGTCAGTGCTTGTTGCTGGCCTGGTGCTTCACCGCGTGAGAACGCAGACTTGTCTGGCGTCTTGTCGCGGGCGCGGATGGCGTTGAGCTGCTGGGCAGGCGTCACCACACCGCCCTCTTTCTGAGCTCCTAACATGGAAGCCGCACGGCTGACGGTCTTGAACTTGGCGTAAGCCTTGTTGATCTCCGCCGCTTCAGACGCCACCTCGGGAGGCAAACCTCTTGAGCGCAACGACTCGATCGTTGAACGCAACGCTGTCAAAGCCTCGGCCTTTTCTGCGTCGCCAGCTTTCCAAGCCGCTGTGATCGAATCATTCACACCGTCAAGAGCTTTTTTCACGTTGCCGTGTGTCGTGACTTCTCGGCCAGGCTCAACCGTCGTGACGATCGGCGTCTTGATCCGAGAGCTGACAACACCCTTACCAACGCTTTCACCGCCTGCGCGTGTAGTCGTTGGGCTAGTCAACCCAGCCAACGTGTCTGTGGCTTTGCGTACCGCGCCGGCAACATCGTCAGACGCGCCAGGCAAATAGGCCTTGGTGTTGCGCAGGAGCTCAACGACTTGCTTGTTGAATTGATCGTCAACAGGCACGCCTCGGCTGCCGTATAACGCGCCGTAGGCCTCGTCAAAGCGCTCCGACAGCTCTTGCAAACCTTTGGAGCCAACGTCTTTGACAGGAGGACGCTCCCAGCGCAAAACGCTGCCAGCATCGTCAAGCACGGGCTGGGGTGGCGTTGCCTCACGCAGCAGTAGCTTGTTCCAGGACTCGACACCGGCACGCTCTTGGCCTTTGATGATGTCGCCGGCCACTGGCAATGCTTTGGCACGCTCGGCAACGTTACGCAAAACGCGGCCTGTGCGCGTTGCATCGTCTGTGGCCTTCCACATTGGCACATTGGCGCCTTGATCCATGAGCTCGCGTGCGGCAGGCGATACCTTGTCAGAGACAACCCCGCCCAATGTCTTGGTCAGGAAGCGACCGGCCACGTCACCCACAGCGCCGCCAGCTGCACCGCCGTAAAAGGCGCTGGTGCGGTCTTCTGGTGCAAGGGCTGCCGATGCCAAGCCAGAACCAGCCGCAGCTGCTCCTGTGCCTGTACGCGTGGCGGCCAGTGCTTTGCCAAGATAGGGCACAGCCTTGGCGGCCATGCTTGCGGCTTGCACGCCCTGCACAGCTCGAGTTGAGGGCGCGGCAAGCATGCCGATCTCGCCGGCGATGTTGCCCACTGTTGCAGCTGTGTCGCCCTGCTTTACGAACGCTTTGCCCTGCTCTAAGAGCGCCTTGTCTTCGGGCGTCAGATCCGTAAACAAGCCCTTGAGGCCCATCGCTGCGCCGTCAAAAGCGGCCTTTGCACCGCCCAGGCCGCGCATGAACGTGCCCATTTGGCCAACATCCTGGCCAGCGTATGCGTTGGCCTGGCTGCGTTCCTTTTGCTTTCGCACTTCGCCAAGATCTTGAGACGCGAGCTTGCGCTCAAGCTCCTCAAGGCGACGTAGTTCTTCAAGTTCTTGGCGTTCGCTCATGGTGTGGTCTTTCTATGCTTTGCACGCAAACGCGCCAGCTCGGCCTGCTCATCCGCAGACAACCCACCGCTACCGCCTGGGGGCTGTGAGCCGCCAGAGCGATTACGCGCTGCATCGTTGATCGCGCCGCCAAACGCCTGCGCGTTACTGCGTGCGTAGTCGCGAGCCGCTTTGAGCTTTTCCATGACGATCTGCGGAGGATCTTCTGCAGCGGGAATGAACGTCGCAGCGCGTGCCGCCTCGCCTACTGACTGAGCAGCGCCGTAGATGTCGCTGATCTCCATCGCGGCCTGGCGCAGTACGTCAGCACGCAGCTTTAGCGTGTCTTCGTTAAGCAGCTGGGCGCCGACGCGGCCTTGAATGGCTGAAGGCAACCGCGATACCGCGGCAGCTGTGATGCCAAACGCGTCAGGGTTTGACTCGATCTTCTTGACCAGCGCATCAGACGAGTCTGCTTTGGTTTGGAAGGTCTGAGCAGCGCCGACGTTCTTTTCGAACGTGGCCTTTGGAATCGCCGCGCCGCCGTAAGGCGTGTAGATGGGCTGACCTTGTGGGCCAACATCCAGCACAAAGTTCATGCCGGTCTTGTTGGTGACTAGCGTCTTGCCGTCTGGAGTGAAACCAGACTGACTGAATGTGCCGCCAGAGTTCTGAGCGGCCATGTCACGGCGCAAGCCCAACATTTCCATCTTGTACATCTGCTCAAACTCACGCGCTTTGCGTTCGCTTGCGATGCGCTCGCGAGCAGTCTCAGCAGTCGCGGCCATCGTCTCGTAGGCCTTGGCCTGCTGCAGCAAGAACTCGGCTTTCTTGTTCTGAGCGACCTCTGGGTCTTTCAGATACTCGCCTTCAGCGGTAATGACGCCGCTGCCCATCTTCATTGGGTCGCGTGACGAGGCAGCCTTCTTGAGGTACTGCTCTTGCACGGGGGCAAAGCTATCCCCTGCAAACTGAGCTGCCAACGCGTTGAGCATAGCCGCGTCGCCCTGCTGGGCACGTTGCTTGGCAAACTTTTGAAACTGCGAAAAGTCAGGCTCTTGGTTGTAGAGGTCGCTGCCTTGCTCATACAGCTGCGCAGCTTTTGATCGATACGCGTCGATCGCGTTGGGGAGCATGCCGCCTTGATTAGGCCGCACTGTATTTGACAGAACGCCGCCAGGCGACTGAATCATCGCCCTCGACTTTTTTAAGAGGCCAACTTGCGGTTGCTCCTCCTCGTTGTTGAACAAGGTGTAATCGACCATGATCAATATCCAGAACCTGGCATGTCGAAGCCGTAGTCTTCGGTGTTCATAGCGTTATTCATGGGCGCAGCGGGCGTCATGCGACGCTTGCGCAGCTGCTCAAGAGCCATGCGTTGGCGATCGTTCATGCCACGCATTTGCTGATCAACGCCGCCCTGCGCCTTTGAGGCCAGGTAGCCCTGACCCAGCTGCGAGATGGCTTGGCCGATGCCTGGCGCAACGTAGTGCTTGCCGACCATCTCGCCCTGCATTTGAGACATGGAGTTCTTGCGCAAGGCATCCACCATCGCCTGCTTTTTCTTGAGCTCCGCTTCCTCGGGGCGCATTTGGCCCATCTGGACCAGGTACTCAAACATCAAATCGTCATTCATCACAGACCTCCGTAATTCACCATCAAGTAACCACTGGCGTGACGCTTGACGAGGTCAGGTCGCACCGCTTCAACTTCTTGGGCAATCACACCGCGTTGCGGCATTCCCATCATTGTGTAGTCATAAATTCCCACGCCAATTGCGTGAGTGCCGACGCGCTTAATGTTTGACTTCAAGCGACGATCGGAGAACATAAACGCGGCAGATCCAAGCTGTGCGCCGGCGCCCAAGAGGTTGCCGAATGCAGCGTTCTGCGCGTTGGCCGCGCCCAGCTGCGCGTCGTAACCCATCTGTGTCGCGCCCAGGATGTTGGGCGTCTCAGCGCGTTGCGCAGCCGCGAACGATGGCATCTGAGGCATGCTGACTTGCTGGCCAGACAACAACGCGTTCATCTCGTTCAGAGACATGCCGCGGCGCTGTGCCTGCTCTGCGATCGCCTGCTGGCGGATCTGGTTCATCTGGTTCGCATACTGCTGGTTCAAGCCGTACTGCTGAGAGATCGCGCTGTTCTGCGCTCCCATGTTTGCAAGATCCAACGCAGAAGCCTGGCCAAGAGCCTGGTTCTGAAACTGAGCTGCGCCCAAGTTCTGGTTGAAGTTCTGCTGCTGCGCTGCGTTGCCAAACTGACCGCCTTGCAAGTCTTGATTGAACGCTTGCTGCGCTGTGCCCATCTGCATGTTGTACAGACGCTGGGCCTCGCTGCCGGCGCTGTCGAGCGCGTTGAATCGCTCGGCTGCCTGACGCGAGTTCAATTCATTCAAAGCGCGGTTGTATGCCTCAGAGCCTTGCGTGAAGCCCTGGTTGGCCAACTTTGTCTCGAGCTGCTTTTGCTGGTAGTCATAGACCGGCTGCATCTTCTGCATGAGCTGGTTTGCGACTGTGTCGCGGTAGCTCGAGTCGAACTGAGGCAGCGCTGGATTGTCAGCAGTGTTCAAAGACGTCTGAGGGCCGCCAAAGTTGAAGCCCGTGCTCAAGCCTGCGGAGTAGTCCTTCACGCCCGTGTACAAATTGCCAGGCGCGTTGGCCGAGGTCAGCTGTGGCAGGTTCTGGTAGTCAAACGGCTTTGAGTATTCACTGGCCACGCGGCCCATGAAACTGTTGGCCAGATCACTGCGGCCACCTTGGATCGCGATTTGATCGTTCAGCGCATCTTGGAGACCAGGCGCAAGCGTGTTGTTCTGAGTCCACTCCGTGACCGCCTGGCCAGTGGCCGGATCAGTGACTGACCGCGTGCCCCAAGTTTGCGAACCAAACGGCGTGTTGATAACAGGCCGGTTGGCATAGTTTTGAATGTTGGTTAATTCTTTCGACGCTGCCGCCTGAGTATTGGCTGCGCCAATGTAATCAGGTGCTGCTGGTGCTGACGACTTTCCGCCCATGTTCCTTCTCCTTGATCCAGCGGCACTCGTCGTGCCTCATTTCAAACATCACACAATCAACGGTCTCAGCGATCTGCCGAAACCCCAGCTTGCGGTTCATCCTTAACGCATCATCCAAGTGCTTTGGTGTGAGGCCGTAGACCGCTTCCTTGCCGCATGTAATCAGCGGATATTCGAAAGCCGCACGCCAAAGCTCACGGGTCAAACTGTGCGGGGTGTCAAATGCAACGTGCATCCAGCACCCCTTTTCTGTCCACGCGTTGTATGCGACAGCAGCCCCAATTGTGCCGTCATCGCGCATCGCTGCTATCGCTCGCAGGTCACTACTCCAAGGCAGGTGAGTCCTCCGGTTCATCCATTCCCAGATGACCGGATACTCGCCTGGCTTGTCAGTAGTGAGCCGCATGCGTCAAAACTCCAAACTTCCCCAGGTTTCATCAAAGACAGACTTTCCGCCGCCTGTCGTGCCAGCTCCGGGGGATTGCTGTTGGCTCAACCACTCGTTGTAGATCTCCAGCTCGCTCGGTTCCAAAAGCTCTGGATAGTCAAAAGTCTGGGACCTGCTGCCCTGATCGTCCAAAGCAATAGGACCGCTGACAACCTCAATCGTGACGTTGGGAACCTTTGGTCTTGTCAAATCCGAAATTTGATCTGCGGTCAAACCTGACGTAGCACCGCTGCTGTCCAGACCAGCAAACGAACTGTCTACTGAGGCAATTGCGTCGGTTATCGCGTCGCGAATAGAGGCGCCACCGCCAGACGATGGCTCTGTGATCGGGTCATCACTAGGCGACCCTGGGTCGCCTGGAGCGCCTGGTTCCGTAAAGGGATCACTTGGTCCGGTAGGGCCAACGTATATAGGGTCATAAACAGGATCAAATACTGGATCCACAACGGGATCGACTGAAGGACCAACAACAGGGCCCACCGTAGGATCAACTACTGGATCCACAACAGGATCTACAGAAGGATCAACAACGGGATCAACCCAAGGGTCCACCCATGGATCAACCCATGGATCAACCACAGGATCAACCACAGGATCAACCACAGGATCAACCACAGGATCTACTGCAGGGTCCACAACGGGGTCAACAGCTGGCCCGTCTGGATCAACTACAGGATCAACCACGGGGCCGTCTGGATCTACAACGGGATCGACCACAGGGTCCACGACTGGATCTTCTGGATCAACAACGGGATCCTTTGGCGGTTCTGGATCGACAACAGGATCCTCTGGATCAACAACGGGATCTTCAGGATCTACCACCGGATCTTCAGGATCTACCACCGGATCTTCTGGATCAACGACAGGATCTTCAGGATCGACCACAGGATCCTCTGGACCAACCCATGGATCAATCCACGGATCAACCCATGGATCTACCCATGGATCTACTGGGCCCGCAGGTTCACCGCCAGGCAGAACTACTTCTGGCGCGACATACTTTGAAGGAGTCAGGGCAGCTGGATCGTTTGCGCCGCGATAAGCGCGAGGGTTAAAGCTGAGAGGCGCTCCATTAGCGCCATTGGCGTACCGCGTGAAGCCAGGATTTGCAGGGCCTGAAATCTTGCGCAACGCGGAAATCAAATCTGAACGGCGCACGTCTGGCTTGGCAAACTCAGCGTTTGAACCTTGTCGCAAAAGAGAAGCGGCCAACCTTGGCGCTGAAGCAATCAGCTGTAGCGTCTCATCTGGTAGCCCGTAGGTTTCTTGCTTCACTGCCATCACATCACTCCACCTAATTCAGTCATCATGTGCGCCGATGTAAACACCGTCGCAGGTAGCCCGCGCACCTTCATGCGCATCGAGCCGTAGTAACCCAGGCCAGCCGTGCCGTACCAAGCCTGGTAGGTGTTCTGGCCAACCCAAGAGGCCGCGTTCCACACGCTGGCGTCCCAGATCCCGTTATCCGTCCCGTTGAAATACGGCGAGCCGCCCACGGGGCTCAAATTGAACTGGGTGTTAATTTGCAGCTTCACCGAGGGCGCAGCTGTCGCGATAAAGACAGGGCGAACCATGCCGAACTTTTTGAGCTGCGCAGGAGTGCCAAAGTTTTGGAACGACGTCTGCATGTCGCCTTCGACGTAGTTACCGCCAGCGCCAACGCTGTCAACGCCGTCGCGATCGCCGTACAGGCCTTTGCAGGTAAAGCCGTCCTCAGTGCCAAAGAACAGCTCGCCATTGATCACGGCCACGCTGCGCATTGGCATGCCAACAAACTGACACCAGGCGCCTGTCGTGACGTTCATCGCAAACTGGCGATATGTGCCACCGTCTGCCGGCAGCTTGATCACCAGCACCTCGGACGAGGGCACGACAAAGACGTCGAAATACTTTTCGTCAATCAGCCTGCGCACCAGGGGCGCAAAGACTGACTGGATCTTGGACGCGGGGCCGATCTGCTGATCCTGGCTGTATTGGCCTGTGATCAGTCTGGACATGGGAACCAGGCCCAGCTCAGAGACGACCATCACGTCACCGCCAAACGGCGTGAAGTAGACGCCATGCCGAGGCACGGGGCCGACGTACCAGACGCCCTTGATCTGAAAGGTGGTCGCGCTGGTGGGGTCTGTGCCCTCCCAGACGGCCACGTCACCCTCTGTGCCGATCGCGACCAGGTAGTCGTCGATCGACAAGCCGGCATCCATCGTCCAGTTAATCAGCGCGGAGACGTAACCGCCGTTGCGGAGAATCGAGCCCATTGGGAACGATGTAGCCGTGCCAGTGATCGCGTCCACGGTGTCCATGTAGTAGACGTTCTGGTCTTCCAGGCATGTGAACCACACGCGGCGCTTCCACACGGCCACCGTGCGCACGCTGGTAGGTAAGCCGGTCACAGAGCGCTGCAGCCATCCGCTGCCCGTGCTGTAAGTCCAGTAACCGGCGCCAGGCGAGACGGCCAGCAGGAACGTGTCCGCGGCAGTCGAGAACTGAGTGGTCCACCACTCGTCGTCGGTGCTCCCTGTGCCCGTTACAGCGAGCACAGGGGCGCCACCAGCGGTGACGTCGTAGATGTCTCCACCGACTGCAATAAATACTTTGTCGTCCGCGTTGTCGGGCGCCTTGTAGCTAAACACCGATTCAACAGGATCGCCAGGCAAGGTCACAGAGTCTGCGTAGACCTGATACCCCTTGCGGAGCTCGCAGCCCTGCTGACGCGGAATAAAGTTGGTCAGCACCAAAGCATCGGCAGGCGTCATGGCCGCGATCGGGTCGCGGTAGTTGAGGCCGCCTGTTGGCGCTGGAATGACACCGACCTGCGCAGTTTGTGCGGCGGCTGCCCTTCTAGGTGTCTTGAAAGGCTTGAGAGGCACCAATGGCATGGTCAGCCTCCATAGCCAGTGTCTGGCGTGTTAACCAGGGGCTGGATGTAAGGGAAGCGGAAGTCGCGGGCCATTGACAGGACCGGAGCACCTTTTGCTGAACCCTTGCGGTTTTCAAATGAGAGCTGGAAGTCACGCATCGCTGCGCTAGAGTCCAGGCCCTTCATCTCGAGCCATTTCACGCGTGTGTACAGCGTGATCAATGTGGCATCGAGCAAAGCCACATCACCGTTCTGTGTGATGCGGTTCTTGTAAAGAGTCGGATCGTTCTGATCGCGCACCCAGGCCTGAGACATGTAAAACACGTTCATCGTCTGAGGCGAGTTTGGAGGCGCGAGCACATAGATCATGTTGTCGCGCACCTGCCAGTAGAACGACAGCGTGGGCAACGTTGTGCGGATCAGCAGCTGCTGCCACATCTGTGGCGAGACAGGGCCGAGGGACGGGAACTGCGTCGTAGCGTTCCAGTTGGTTTGGTCGATCCAATCAAAGAAGTCCTCTGGCAGAGGGAATGCTTTTTCCTTCTGGCCGTTGGTGTCGGCAGTGATTGGGATCTGGTAATTCTTGATCAGCTCTTGCCAATCAAACATGGTGAGCAGCTCGATGCCGGCCATGTTGGCGGCCTGCACGAACTGCTGCACCGCTGGATCTTCTGATCCAGCTGGATCGTTGGGGACGGGGAAGGCCACCATCGAGGCCACGTTCTGCACGATGGCCGAGAGGGTCGATTCGTTAACGATTTGAAAGGCCATCCCCTACTCCTATTTACTCAGCTTCAGCTGTTGCTGGCGCCACGTTGCGCTTGGCGGGCTTGGCGCTGGCTTGCAGTGCCTCGACCATCGTGCGCAGGTTCTCGATCTCCGCGTCGCGCTTTTGCAGCTCGGCGTTCATCTTCTCGATCGGGGCGTTGTTGGCCGCGACCTCCATAAATGCCTTGGCGCGTTGCTTGTCCGATTGAAAAGACATGAACTTGCCGCCCAAGTTGTCGTTCGCGTCTGCGAGCTGCTCAACCGTGACGATCTTGAAGAACTTGTATTCCTCGACCTTGGACGCGTTCATGCCTGGCAAAGCGCTCAATGGAGTGCCGGTGACAGCTTCTTCCTGGCCAGCCTTCCATTTGTTGTATCGGTCCTGGAAGCGAAAGATGTCCTGCTGACTCAGAGGACGCTCAATCACAGAGGACTTGTCGCCCGGCACATGAATGCGGACGTAATCGACTTCCTCGTACACAGCGCGGCCAGCTTCACGGCTCTTGCCGGGTTGCATGACAGGCTTTCGGAAAAACTCGATGTAGAGCTTGTTATCGGCGGCAAAGCGGGTCTCATCCGGTTTGGAAAAGTCGCTGGGCTCGTCGAAGATGGTTGGTGTCGTGGGTTGCATCTCTGACCTTTTTTATTTGAATTACACGTTGGTCTCGATCACTAGATCGGTACCAGGGGAGCCACCGATGCGTGAGCCACCGATGGATGCACCGTCAACGCCTGTCAGGCCAATGCCTTCACAGACTGCGCCGGTGGATTGGGATGCAGCCGTGTCAACGACTGCGGGAGCTGCTGCGGAAACTGCGCCGCTAAATGTTGCTGCCATGATTTATTCCTTCCGTTAAAAAACCCGAGGGGTTGTGGGTCTCCCCAGTCCCTCGGGAAAGGGAGACCCACGACGGCC